CCCACAGACTTCTATCCGTGGGAGGGGTTTTATAGTCATTATTCAATAAGTGCCTACAGATTAGCAAACACCCTGTGCAAGCATAGCGGTAGCGCAAGGTCTCAGTGTTTATGCGGTTTTTTCTTTCATTTGTATATTACGGGCATATTACCAACGAAGTCCTTTTCGATTTTATACCATCTTACATCGCTTTAGGCTTTCCGTAAATATGCAGATGAACAGAATCCGGTTTTGTCTCCGTATGCCACATAATACCAGCGTGTTCCGTTGTAGGTTGTGTAGTAACCATAACACTGTACCGATGATCCGGCTGGCATTAAAGTGATTGCAGTTTTCCCAGTTCCGGCTCCAACTCTCAGGTACAGATTGCTGGTTGTTTTATATTTTCCGGCGATTGCTGCATCTTTACTTCTTGCACTCTCAACCTTTGCTGTACTGCCCGACACTGCCGGTTTGGATGTTGATGTGCCTCCGCTTGGGGCAGATCCATCTACAGAAACAACGATAACAGTATGACCTTTGCTCTTTGTGACCAGAATGTCTCCTGGTTTAAGGACGGTTGCAGATGTAACGGAAACTTTTTTAGCAAACAGACCGGATTTTTCTAACACTGACGGCTCCGTTGCGGTGCTAAAGGCTCCCACGTCAATGCCGGTTGCCTCATAGATACATCCTCTTACGAGGTCGCTGCAATCTGTTTCTGTCTTTTCTCCGATTGCTTTCATGTTGCCGTACTTTTTAAGCATTGCCATAACGGATCTGTGTGCCTGACAGTAGCCGATATTGTTGTTCATGCAGGCATCCCACATTGCTTTAGCAACTTTCTTTGCGTATTCGTCACTCAGGAAGCGGAGCATATACCATCCTTTGGTATGAACATAATAATTCTGTGTGCTTACCTCTGCGCCATCCTGATCTCCCGGCTTGCCGCCGGAGTATTTCCCATTTTCGTCTCTTCTTGCACTTCCAATAATTACTTTCATCGTCTTTTCCTCCTTTTTCACTGCAAACTGGTTATAATATTCCTTGGCATAAGATCCTCTGGTGGCTTTTACTTTTTCTCCCTGGTTCTTTGGTTTCTCATATCCAGTCAGGACAACATCAGATGCCTCCTGTGCTGAGGTCGCAGATTTGAGCTTTTTCAAAACACCCTTGTATGCACCAGATAATTCCTCCCACAGATATTCCAACTGCATTTCTTCGTCTCCGATGGATTTCCCTTTTTTCTTTGCAAAATTGAGAAGATTCTGTTTTCTGCTCCAATAAGTCCACTGAGCATACCCATATCCAAAAGAGTCTCTGATGAAATTTGCATAGCTGCCGTTGTCTACTGCGGCAGTGTAGGTAGCATCCGTATATCCGCTTTTTTTCTCACAACTGTTCTGCAAGTTTCTCGGATTAAAACCACTCTCGGCTCTTATGCTCGCCATTATGCCGGAAATAGCATAATGGTTAAGTCCCTTATCACAAAAGAAGTTCCATGCTCTCTCCTGCGCCGTACTGCCTCTTAAAGCCATTGTGCATCGCCTCCTAAAAGTAAAAGCCGGATGCGTTCATGCACCCGGCTCATGGCTCTTAAATATTAAATTACTGTTTTTCAATCTGTTTGATCTGCTTGATTGCCTGAATAACTTTGTCATATCCGTTCGTGGCAACTAAAAAACTAAGATACGCAAGGGCAATAAGTTCAACGCCAATCTTTGCGTTAAGCATCGTTTCTGTGTAAATCAGATACCCGGCGGACAGTGCCACGGAGATAACGACTGCGGTAACTGCTGCCATCACGTTTGATGAGTAGTCAACCGATTTCTTATCCAGAAGTTTCTTGATTCCCTCAACGGTAAGGTTTGTGAGTAATGATACTGCGAACAGTGCTACAATTAAAAATTCCATTGTCATAATATGACCTCCTATCCTACTGCCTCATCATCAGAGGCTTTGTGTGTGGTTCCGTCTTTGCTTATGACGGTGCTGTTGATTGGTACTGAAAAACTGAGTTTGTTCTTTTCAAAGATGTTCATAATCGTATTTGTCCCAAGGTAAACCACCAACGGAGCTACGATTTCTTTGACGATTGTGCTTGATACATCCACCACCGGGTCCATACCTATCCATGAGAGGATATAGGAACACGATGTAAGGATCATCCCATGAGCCAATACCGCAGTAGTGGCTACCTTTGCATAGGTATTCAGGCTTACTTTCTTTTTCTTCTCTTTTCTCCGCCTACGCTCCCTTTTCTGCAGGATGTAAAATGTCACGCAAGCTGCAATGTAACCGAGAGCGAAACCTATAAAAATTTTAAGTATCATCTTCTACACCCTCTTTCTTCTTTTGCGGTTCTGTCGGCAGTCCTTTCAGATCTTCGATTAAGTCTGTCGCAACATCATTTCCGCCAAGTATGTGATAAGGTTCATACATCCTTGTGGCGTTCTCTCGTGCGTATATAGGGCAGTAACCCCTCTCAGACCACTTATTGTATGTCTGGACGATACCGTTTCTTAAAAGGGCTTCTACGCCCTTGTCAATGGCTTTGTTTTTTAAGTGCTGATTGTACATCAGCTTCGCCATCACGCCCATTCCGCTGATTATCAATCCAAAAAGAAACTCGATCCAATATTTCACGATAAAATCTATCATTCTTCACATTCCCGTCTGTATGATCTCAAATCATACTCAATTAAATCCATCTTCTGATCCACGTCGTTTTTCATATCATCGAGTTCCTTATGCAGTTCATCCGATATTCTGCACTGCTCAATGATTTCTTCCTGCTTTTTAATTATTTCAAGCAGTTGTGTGGTTGCCTCACACAGCCTATCTACAATGACATAACTTCCATCACGCATGACTTTCCTTTAACTCCTTTGCTTCACAGGTGATCTTTTGCACCAGATTGTAGGTGTCGGCGTGTTTTATCGAACCAATTCTACTTGTAAACGATTTGTCGAAAAATTCTTCCGTGATAGTTCCATCTTTGAAATTCTTCATAAGGCGTTTCAGTCTACGCATAGCATCCTTTCTGATTCTTCGTAGAGTTCCAATGCCTATATCCAACAAAATCCACTCCGTTCTTTGCATAAACAATGGTTGTTTTTGGATTTAATTGTAATTTAAGAACATCCGCAAGGAATATTTCTATCTGTTTCTCCCACCGTTTCAACTGTTCGAGATCTTCTGATATAATCACAAAATCATCCATATATCTCATGTAATGTTCCGCATGAAGTGTATGTTTTACGAACATATCCAATCGGTGTAAATACACGTTGGCAAATAGTTGGCTCGTAAGATTTCCAACCGGTATACCGACACCGTCCGGGAATATCCCATTATGGTCTATTATCCGGTCAAGGATTACGAGTAAGTCCTTGTCTTTAATGTAGGTTCTAATTTCTCTTTTCAGAACCTTGTGGTCTATGCTCTGGAAGTAATGGTGTATGTCGGCTTTCAGTACATAGACTGATTTGCCTTGCACAACTTCCAGATTATATAGCCACCTTGTCAACTGCTTGCTGGCTCTGTGAGCACCTTTCCCTTTTCTGCAAGCGTAGGAATGGTAGATGAACTGATGCTCAAATATCGGCTCTATGTAATTGACAATCATATGTTGGATAACCCTATCGTAAAATGGCAGAGCCATGATTATACGCTCTTTGGGTTCCCAAACTTTGAATACCTTGTACTTTCCAGGAGTATATGTCAAACTTTCCAATTCCCGGATGGCTTTGCTGAGGTATTCCTCTCTATTCGCTTCAAACTCCAAAACCTCCGGTCTGTACCTTTTGCACCGCCTCGCCTTTTGATATGCGATCAATGCGTTCTTCATGGTACAGATGTTTTTCATAAGACCTGTTATTCTCTTCATAAATAATGCTTACGCCACACTTCCTTCGCTTTCGCTACTATTTGGCTTCGCTGTTTTAAGTTCGCCCGGTTTGCACGGGTCGGGATAGCCGTCTGACTATTCAATAAATGATTATCAAATAATCCTTGTTGGCAAGCCGTAGCTCCACCAATCTGACAGTTTTCTAAATAGTCACAGACGCACCACACGCCAATGTTCGTGTTCACGTTCCACGGATAATTGTTGCAATTCACAGTCCGCGAACCATCGTGAACCCCGTTGTTCCAATTGCCACCGCCAATGAGCGCGTGCAAGCCACGGAGCGACAGTGCGAATTAACAGCTACCCCAAGATAGTTGCTTATTTTGATTTCTTTTCCTTTTGTGCCTTGTTTATTAACCCTCCGATATACGCACCGAGAATACCGATCTGTGTTGCACAATATTCGTATACTCTGTCATTCATTGCGGAATATTTAAGATCGTGCGACATTCGGATTTTCCGAACCAGTTTTCCTTTCAGCCTGTCGGCTGCATAAAGGTGGCTGATTGTTTTTGATTTCTCGTATGCTTCTATCTCATCCATGATTCCGTCTATGCTTTCTCGTATATCCTTTTGCAGAGTGAATTTCTCGTAATGTGGCATATCCCTTACTTTTCTGTGGAGATATACCGAGAGATCGTATGCCATCTGGTGTGCCTCTGTATGAACGTAGTCCATTTTCAGAGTGGAGGGATTTTCATATTTGCTTTCGTATGCCATTACACCCAACCTTTCAACTGCAAGGGACTCGGCTTTCGCCGGTCCCCATCAGCTTACAGCGAGTCACAGACGCACCACACGCCAAAGTACGTGCTCACGTACCACGGAAAAGTGGTGCAACTCACAGTCCGCGAACCATCGTGAACCCCGTGGCTCCAACTGCCACCGCCAATGAGCGCGCGCAAGCCAGTGTTGTTGGCCATGTAAAGCTGGCCAACTTTCTGACCGCTCATAACGTCATACCAATTCCAAGCTGAGCCTGTCGGATCATGGATAAACTCATCCAACCACTTCCAAACATTTCCTACGAGATCCCGAACGTTCGTTGCAGAAACAGCGTTCTTGACATTTCCGCAAGTGGTTCTTGCTGTATTCGAGGTCGCAGACCATGCGTAAGTGTTGTTGCCATCCTCTCCCTGTGGAGATCCGTATGCACCCTTACAGAACTCGGCGTAGGTAGGAAGTCTTTTTCCTACTCTCATAGCTCTCTCATTGGCGATATACCAGTTCAATCCCTCTGTTCCAGTAATCGGCACAACACCCTTTTTGCTCTGCAAACCACTGGCTCCGTTATCGGATGAAAGGTAAATATCGCCCCAGAACGGTCCTATGAATACCATTCCGGTAGGATCGCAAGTAGGTCTGTGGAGAAGAGTCCAAACGGAATTAGGTACAATGCCCTCCGCTACGTTTGTTTCCCATCCACTTCCTAATGCTGCGCCTGATGCGCTGATTGGAATACCGGAACTATTTGTTTTTCTGACTACGCCGTAATGGAAGCCGCCGATTTTTCTTGATGTAACTGCCGTATAACCGTTTGGATATGTCGTATTAAGGGAAATACGATACTGTTCTGCGGCAAAGTTCGTGGCATCTCCACCGGTAGGATCACAGATATAAATGCAGTAGTCCTTTCCCACCTCAAACTTAGTTGCTGTTCCGTCCAAGTTGCTCGCTGTAAGAGTGGTTTTTTCTGTCTTAAAAACAGAATTACCTACCGCAATCAGAACTCCTGCGATAACAGTAAGGGAACCGTTCTCCATGCGAATAAACTTCTTGTCAGATGCAACGACATCGGACATAAGCGCAAGTTTCGGGGTGGTTATCTTCGCAATGTCATTTTCCATTGCTTCATCATAACCGTAGAATTTACTCATTAGCCAATTCCTCCTTGATCTGATTCAGTTCTTCGGCTGTCATGCCGAGACTGTCGTAAATGGTGTATGGTGCGGTAACTGCGATTTCTGTTGCATCCACAGATACCATAGCGGATGTGGAGATAACGGTCGTTTCCAACTGCTTCTCTCCTGTAATCTCATCCGGTTCGCCCTCTTCGTGTGTTACGTTTGTGATTGTTACCGTCTTATTTCCGACAATCGCCTTTGTATTTGCTTTTGCCTCAGCACAATAGTGAATGGTAACAGTTTTCTTATCCTCTCCTACCGCAAGAACCGGGCAATGAAGATAATTCATACTTTCAAGATCTTCGATGGCTTCCAACAGATCTTTTGCTGCAAATGCGCCATCATCCACCAAGGATTTACAATTTCTAATATCCTCGGCGGTTGCAAGTCTCTTAGGGAAATCTCTCATTTTGTCTACCTCCGTTATTTATTTACATAGCTTCCAACAAATCCGTCCACAAATGCCAAACCATTTCCGTCCATGATTCTGAAAGTCTTATGTGTCATAAGATCTGCATTGCTGATTGAGAATGTCTTTGGTGCGATCATGTAGTTATCATTCGCAATGCTTATGGTGTATTCTCCGGCCTCAGTCAGATATAACGGCTGAGTAAAATCTGTAACGATGTATTTGTTACCGGATGTTACATTTTGTACAGTTATTGCAGCAGCAGTTCCAACGGTATCGTTGAAATGTATCTTCACTGCAAGGTTTCTAATGTGGGTTTCCACATCGTTAATTTCATTCTGCAATTTTCCGGCTGCATCCGCTGACAACTGATCTTTTATCATTGCAAACCATTGATTAAACAAAGTTTCCTGATTGTTCTCAAATGCCGTCATTTCTGCTGTGTAGTCCTTTTTTAACTGCACCACATCCGCATTTGCTGTTGCCTGCAGATTGTCAAGGAAAACATTGAATGTATCGAGATCCAAATTTGCCTGTTTATTGAACTCTTCTTTCTGATTCTCGAAAAACTCTGTGAATACCTCGTACAAATCTGTTCCATTTTCCAATGCTGCCATGATTGCATTGACCGCAGTGTTGATACGGTTTGCGTCAAGCGCACCAAAAAACGACTCATCATATACTGTGTACTGTGTTACATCTTTTACGGAATAACTTCCGTCTCCATTATCAATAGGAATGAACTTCCGCAAGCCGGACCATACGGCATCCTTATAGTCTGTCTTTAATCGTTCCCACGCCACTTAGAACACCTCCCTCCTTATCCCAAAATTAAAGGTAAGCATCTGCCGACCTCTGTATTGGTTTAATAGCTGATTAAATAAATCTAAAATCAAGCTTTCGATACGATTGAGTTCGTTGTAGTCGAATATCTTTCCGTTTGCCGTGTACAAAGGTGCTTCTCCAACATCCGGTTTGAATGTGTTTGCGGCGATAAGTGAAATATTTTCCTCCAACTGGTTTATCTCATCTGCGTAAAAATATTGGTCTTTGCTCCTATCGTCTCCAAGATCGTTGATAGAGAACTCCTGATACATTGCAACTGCTATTTCTCTAAGGTAGGCAAGATTATTTTTGATGCGGTTGAAATCTTCCGTGTTGAAACGATCGCCGTGATATATACCGTCTCCATCCGTATAGCCGTACCAATCAGTTTTTGGAGTAGTCCATGAACCAGAAATAGAAACAACCATTGTTTCCGTTGTGCTGTTTCCGGCAGAATCGGTAGCTGTTACCACTGCCACATGATCTTTTTCAGACCCATCAATGCTTGCTGTGGCTTTGTATACCGTTCCAACGGAGTGAGAGAAATTCAGTTCTGCATCATCAAGTGTTCCAGTAACCTTTGCTATATCCGCCATCTTTCTCGCCTCCTATCCTTGCGTGTATCTGCCAACGTATGACAGTGGTAACTTATCAGGAATTTCCTTATCCGATATATTGGCATAGGAGCCAACATAGCTGCCGACAAATGCGAACCCTTTTAGTTCTTCAACAGATACGGAAATGGTGTATTTTCCTTTTGTCTGCACCGGGTTCGGCGTTATCGACACATCTCTTACTAATATGTTAGCTGCCATGCCACCACCTAATCTGTTACCGATACAGAGATTACATAGGTTGCCCCAACATCTGCCGGGTTCGGAGCCAATGAAACATCTGAGATAACTGGTGCTTTAGTATCGAGAGTAACTGTTCTTTTGACTGTGGTTGTTCTTCCAGCCCCATCTTTCGCCACGATAGTAATTGTATTGGAGCCATCCTTTAAGGTAATATCCTTTGAGAATGTACCATCGTCATATACGGTCACTGCGCTACCATTGATCGTCAGTGTAACCGGACTGGACGTAGCATCATTTGTGGTTCCGGCAACTGTTACGGTTGTCTTGTTTGTGATGAGCTTGTCTACCGGGCTTGTAACTGATAACTCAGGTGGAACGGTATCAATCTTGAATGAAACGCTCTTCTGAGTAGCAGCATTGCCGTCATAGTCTGTAGCTTTGACAACTACGGTGTGTGAGCCATCTGCCAGTGCCGCCGTAGGTTTATAACTGCACGAATAACCGGATGATGTTTTTGTCTTTGTAACACCGGATATTTCAGATCCATCAATGAGCAGCTTAATTGTGTCTGGATTCACGCCAGAATCATCATCCGTAACTGTGAAAGTGATCGTAGGCTGGTTGCTCGTAAGTAACTGCGATGCCGTAGGTGCTGAGATTGTGATAACTGGTGCTGTTTTCTCTTTAACGGTAAGTCTCAGTTTGCTTCCGAGAGTTGCATCGGATTGATTTACCGATGTGCTGTTGCCCGCCTCATCTGTGGCGATGATCTGCACTCCGTAATAATGTCCTGACTGATTGTATGAGGATTTTGCCGGAGCAGTCAGTGTTGCTTTGTAAGTCTTTGATGCGCTGTCGTATGTGAGTGTTGTAGTTACACCGTTTACGATAGCTTTAACAGATTTAATAGCCATCCATTTTCCTCTTCCTTTCTTCCGTTATTTTTCTGATACCCTACGGGCAATTACCTTGCCGGACAAACTCTGTGAGAAGTTCACAACATGGCGGTAGATATTTACTTTTAATCCGGGACGGTACGCATTTTCCTGATACACAATATCGTTTGCGTCTATCTCTGGATTGCCACGGGTATTGTACTCATACTCAATACCGGCGTTATAGTAATCTCCAAGCCAATCCGCCAAGTGATTTGCTGTTTCCATATCGCTTACGAGAGGATTTTTCCATGTGATGGTCTTTCCTCTACTGTTAAGTGTTTTTGTGGCATACTGCTCAACAATGTTGTATCTGTGTCCTATAATTTCAAACTGGTACTTGCCAGTAATCAGAAACTTAACCATTACATAGTAATCTCCACGTTCAATGATGCTTACGTTGGATGCTGACCCATTGAATGTTGCCCGGCAGTCATAAGTTGGATCTCCGAGGTAATATGTCTGCACATCCCCTTTGGTTGCTTCTGTTTCTTCGCTAATGAGTGTTTCTTCGGCTGTGCCTTTCTGGTATGAGTAACATGGCACTCTGACCGCCTTAACAAGCTCCTGCTTGATTGATTTCGGAGAAGAGGTCATGTCCTGCCTTTCCATCGTAAAATCCGTTATATCGCCAAATGAGAAGTAATCTACAACAATTCGATTGAATGGTTCTTTCGTCTTAGTGAACTCAATCTCCATCAAATCAAAATCATCAAAATCGTGGTGGACAATCAGTTTCTTGGTAATGTCTGCCGTTATCTCGTACTCGTCAACCTTTACCCCATCATTGAAAGTTCTGAATATGATGCCATCCGGCAGTGAAGATCCGAACATCAGTTGCAAACCATAGTACATACAGGCGGTTTCCTGTGTGATGTAAATGATAGGGTTTTGTTCAAACAAACAATCTTTCCCGGACTGCTGCAATGAAACATATCCGGTGTATTTGTCTGCCTTGCTTTGGTTTTCCGGCAGATAATACATATCCGCAGTTACGGTTGTGTAGTTATGAGAGAACGAAGCATATTCCTGTTTTGCCACTTCGCTCTTAATATTCCTCACATGGGAATACTCTGTCTCTCCGTTGCACGTTATATCGTACTCAGGGGCGAATGATGATTTTATCTGCGGTCTGCCGTATCTGTTCTGCGATAGTACGCATCTGCAGGCATTGGCAATAATCTGTAATGCCTCTTTGTGTTTTACCCTTGGTATTGGGTTTTTGGTTTTTGACTTTTTGAGGTATGGGTCAATGTAATACTCTGTAATTCCTGCGTCTTGGAATATCAGTTCTGCCGCATGATAATATGTGATTCCTGCCGGAGCATAACACCCCTTGTAATATTCCTCATCCATGTTTCGGAAGAGATCCTGGCATCGTATCGTTGCGGAGTAATCATCACTTTCCCATGCGCTACACTGTAGCTTTGCGCCTCTTATCCATTCGATTGTGTCTGAGTTCGGTAGCTGATAGCCATACCAGACATACATCTCCTGACCGGTCTCCAAAAAGTTGATTGCAGAGTTCGGATTGTCAACATTAAAATACTGATCGTAGTTCTGCAACTTAACCATGAAATCTATTTGCGGAACATCCTCACAAATCGGGGATATGTAACTGTCTAATTTAGAATCCATAATGTCCTCGTTGTAGTACACGAGACCGTAACCCAACTGGATTGAATATATCCTCAGTCTGGAATATGGATTTTTCATCTCATAGAAGATGAATTTGATATAGGTGGTATTCTCTAATACTTGTTCTGTACTAAACTCTGACATATCATTGTCGGTAATCTCTATTCGCTGTCCGCTACTTGTCAGAATGTCAAAGCGCGTAGGATAAACCTCTCCAAAATTGATAGTCAGACCTTTAATGTCTGTTGCCACAACATTCAGTTCGATAAGCAGCTCATATCCACTTTTGGGAATCAAAGGCTTGCTTATCAAACCGGTGTCGTAGTAGTTGCCGGATGTATTCTCTCTTGGAAGAAAATACATAGATCCGTCAACCTTTGTGAAATCATGTTCGAGTGTGGCATATACAGTGTCCTCTTTTCGCTGACCGAATAAGCCGGTCTGCTTTGAGTAATAGGCAAAATTGTTTCCCATGACGGTTGCGTTGGCCTGTGCTTCCTGATTTACCAGACCAAATGAAATCATCATGTATGACCGCTCTCTGAGAGAGCTTTTCATGCTTGCCTTGTATTCATTTGATACTTTCTGCATACGCCATCACTCTCCACAATCAATAAGGTTTACTTTGCAACTCTGATAGGTAATTGGATTTCCGTCTGTATCAATCCAATATGGTTCTGCCGTCCTATCTCCGGGGTACATCTTTATTGTTATTTTTTTCATAGTGACCGGATCTGGGAAAGTGACATATACAAAAAACGCACTCAGCACCGTAAGCATCCGGCTCCACTCTGCTGCCGTCAGCCACGGCCATTCCAGAGTGTCGAGTTTGTACTGATCTCGCCCAACTCTCTGTCCTACAACCGTACCGTTGGCATTTCTTCCGGCATCCACCATTGTAGATACAGTTGGCTTTGCCCCACGTTTAGGAGGGGGAAAGTCATAACCATTTACTGATATATAAGCCATTCCATATCCCTCCTTTACGCTCCTTGGAAGCTGTAACCGTTGGCATTGCGCTGTGTGGTTACTGCATCCGTAACTGTCTTTCCACCGATTTCAACAATCGTCTGTTCTTTCTTATCAGCCTGTGTCTTGGTGTTCTTGGAAATCTCACTCACAGCGGTTGTTATTCCAAGATCGTCCAGAGCCTCTTTGATAGCTTCTTTCAGACCGCCGCCGGAATTAAGCGTTGCCTGCACGGTTCCGTTTGTAGATACCTCCCTTGTCACACGCTGCACGATTGCTTCATTCGTGAAATCACTTCCATAATTGTTGCTGTATTCTTTCAATGCACTGTCATTGATTTTCAGACGTGTTCCGAGGTTCACGTCCATATCAGCGAATGAATCTACCCAGGAAGTGACAATTCCTTTTGTTTTCTCTCCCTCTTTCTCTACGCCGATGTTATATCCCTCTACGGAATATGCACCTAATCGTTTGAATACTCTGGACGGAGAGTTAATATCCAGCTTGTCTTTGAACCATGAGATAATACTGCTGCCCCACGATTCAATGTTGTTCTTACAGGTAGAGTACAGATTTCCTATACCGTTCTTAAAACCATCTACCACATTTTTTGCAATGTCATACCACTTGTCATAAGAACAGGTATTTGTGAACCACGTTTTTACATTAGAAGCCCATGTTGTAATGTTGCTCTTACAAGTCGTATAACTGTTTCCGATTTTCGTTTTGAAGCCGGAAATAATATTCTCTGCATAGGTACTCCACTTAGAACTATTGATGCCTCCAAAACCACTATCAGAGAACCACGTTTTGAGGTTTGAAGCCCATGTTGTGATATTGCTTTTCGTATCTGTGTACGACAGTCCTATTTTGTTCCTGAAACCAGTTATGATATTTCCTGCATAAGTGGTCCATGTGGCATTGTTGATATTTCCGAATGAAGATCCAGAAAACCAATCTTTCAGGCTACTCGCCCAAGTAGTAATGTTGTTCTTTGTGGTGGTATAGGTGTTTCCAACCTTTTCCCGGAAGCCGGAAATGATATTGTTTGCGTAGGTCTGCCAAGTATTGCTATTGATGTTTCCAAAGCCGCTGCTCGTATACCATTCCTTAACTTTGCTCGCCCAGGTTGTGATGTTATCTTTTGTAGTGGTGTATGCGTTACCCACCTTTGTTTTGAAACCAGTGATAATATCATTTGCGTAGGTGGTCCATGTACCGTTGTTCACTCCGCCGAATGAAGAACTATTAAACCACTCCTTTGCCTTTGAGGCCCATGTGGTAATATTGTCCTTGGTCTGTGTATAGGCATTTCCCACTTTCGTCTTGAAACCGGAGATAATGTCATTTGCATATCCGGTCCATGTTTCCATGTTGACCCCACCAAATGATGAATTGTTGAACCACTCTTTGGCCTTAGCAGCCCAAGTCGTGATGCTGTCTTTCGTGGTGGTATAAGCATTGCCTATCTTGTCCTTAAAGCCGGTTATGATGTTCTGACCGTGGGTTTCCCAAGTCTCTTTGCAAATCTTTCCAAAGCTCGTACCTGAGAACCAGTCATTGACCTTTCCGGCCCACTCCGTAACTTTTGCTTGGCAGTCTGAGAATTTCTTTCCGATGCCTCCATTGAAAGCAGTGACAAGATTGCTTCCAAGTGTGCTGAATACGGTTGAATCGGATGAACCGCCTATGCCAAATATTCCTTTGACAACATCTGTCACATTTCCGAAACAACTCAACGCTGTCTGCAATGGTGCCGGCAAAAGGGATTTAGATATTCCACCAAGCAAGCCACTGACTATTTTCTCTCCGACAGTATTTATTTCTCCATCATCAGATCCAATTCCAAACTTCTTAGATATTCCCTCTACAATGCTTGTTTTCAACTGGTTCCAAATGGCGGTCCATGATACCCATTTGAACAAATTCTTGAACGTCCACTTGGCTGCAAATACCTTAAAGACTGTTTTGAGGATTGTGTCCCAGTCAATCTCGGACATTGCCGTTCCTACGCCCTTTAGAAGTTCGTACCAATCTACCTCGTCTATCAAAGTGTTAATCAGTGTGCATACACCAGATATAAGGGAATTGATTGTGCCTCCGGCTTCTTTCCAGTCGATAGTCTTAACTGCCTTGTTTATCGCACTCGCAAAGTCACTTCCGATTTTCTTGAAATCTATCTTTGCAAGGAATTTTCCAAGACCGCTGAAAAGTGTCTTGATGCTGTTGCCAAGCGTTGTGCCTACGAGATTCCAGTCGATCTCCGTAATTGCGGTATTTATATTTGTTCCAAGTCCCTCACAGAAAGTATCGAAACCATCTTTGATGGTATTCCAATCGAGTTTTTTCAGTGCTGTGTTGACACCGTTTGCAAAGTTCGTAGCAATATCTTTCCATGGGAAAGTCTTTGAGAAATTCAGTACGGCAGTAAATACACCATTTACAAAACCGGCGAATGTTTCTCCAATGCCAACATAATCAATTCCGGCTATTGCATTGCCAAGCAAATTGCCGATTGCGGTTCCGAGTGAAGCCCAATCCAATCCGGTAACGAATGTCTTTGCAAATAGAATCGCTGAGTTTATTGCATTGGAAATTGCTGTTCCAATTTTCTTCCAGAGATCTTCTGTCTGCAGGGCAGCGTTGATTGCATCTACGATACCCTGTGCAAGTCCCTTTGCGGTTTTATTTATCAGAGTCCAGTCAAGAGTATCTAATGCACCAATGATAAGATCTGCTATTGCCGTTCCGAGACTGCTCCAATGGAAGTTTTCTACAAATGAATCAACGAACTCAAATGCAGAGTTAATAGCTTGCGCTATTGTCACACCTATTGATGTGAACAATCCAGGAGTTTCAAGGAAACCATTCAGGAATGTCGCAATGCACTTCGCAATCTTTCTCAGAGATGCTTTGATGCCGTCCCACTGAATGTTATCGAGGGCTTCTTTCAGTTTCTCCCCGAACATTCTTCCTACATCGTAGAAATCAGCTTCATCCCAAGCATCCTTAATCATCTGTGCAAGATTTTTGTACTTATCCGCAATCTCGTCTGTTTCATAACCGCTTCCATCGGCTCCGCTGTTGCTTCCACTGCCGCTTTTATCATCACTTAGGATGTTAAGCTCATCTATGCCGGTGGTAAGGTTCTTTGCCGCCTTTGCAGCACCATTTAAGGAATCTGTATAATCTTTATTCTGTTTTATTGCCTTGGTATAGAACTTCTTACCTGTGAGTGCTGAGAAGAACTGTGCCAATGCGTTTGTTGCTGCAACGAGCTTCTGAATCAGATAATCCAGAATCGGAGTAACTACATTCAGTATTGGCTCAAATGCAGTTGTCAGTGATGCTCCAAGCTGTCGCAAATCGTTGTAGAGCAGATTTACGTTTTTGTGAAACTCTGTTCCGGCTCTTTTTGAATAAATAACAAGGTTATCGAATCCTGTTTTTACGAGTTCAAATAGGTGTGTAAACATTGAACGTAATAACATGAACGTTCCAAGTCGGATGATTGAGCCGAGTTTCTTTGCAAATGCACCAGATTGTTTTTCTGAAAATCCAAGGCTCTCTCTCACTCTCTTTTTGAGTTCCTTGAATTTATTTATAATTGCAGCAATCCCAGAACGGATTTTGTTCACTACCGTTTTCACGGCAGAAATGATTTTTTGTGTCTCGTTCTTTACAGCATTTGCCACTTGCCTTACCGCATTGATGATTGCAGTAAGGATTGTCAGGATAATACCAATAATCGGTATCGCCGCCTGAACGGCTTCAAGACCTACCGCCATAGACTGGAATCCGGCATTTGCCGCCATGCCCCCAGTTTCAATGGCCGGAAGAATTGATGCAATTCCACTTAATATAGAAGAAAAGGTTCCAAGTCCACATTTCTGTGCTGCATCCCCTATGGACTTAATGGACTTTGCCACATCCTCCATATTCTTAGGAGACTGTGAAACCGTTTCCTTGAACTGCTTAAACTGTTCCTGTGCCTGTCTGAGACCATTCACAGCTTCCTCATACTGACCGGTATCAAACCGTATCTTTCCACTCTCCATACCGCTGACAGTGGCTTTGTACTTATTGATCTGGTCTATGAGTTCCTGAATACGTCTATTAGCCGGATTTGTGTTTGCCTGATTGAGACTTTCGTTTAAGTTTGTCTGTCCGGCTGCTGCACTTTGTCCGGCAGTTCCGAGGTTGCTTTCCTCTTGTGCCAACTGGCTTGCCGCTGATGCGGCACCGTTCATTGCTGCCTGTGCCTCTTCTGATGCAGTCGCAACGCTTTCTGTGGCTGCCGCTGCTTGCTGACCATTCTCCAAAGGCTGTACACGTCTCTGTGCCCCCTCAGAATCAATTCTGATGCTGACGCGATTATTCGATCCGAGGTTTCCAAGTGCTGTGCTGACTTCCTTTACAGTAGCCGCAACCTCTTTTAATTTCGCCGTATCAACTCCTGACAGAGACTTAATGGATGATGCAATGCTTCTCATACCACTTCCGGCATTTTTAAGATCATCTCCAACGCCGGAGAAACCACGCATTACATCAAGAATCTGTTTTAACTTTTCTGTATCTAATCCCTCAGTGATTTTCTTCATTGAGGTAAGAGCTTTTGTTACTTTATCAATACCACCGTCTGCCTTATCAGTGGTGGCTTCTATTTCCAATAAAATGCTATCTACTCTGTTATCAGGCATTTTGCCACCTCACTTCGTAAAACCCTGTCCGTGGGTGGTATTGTTTGTCCGTAAAATAAGAAAACATGGGGAACTGCGCCGGACTTGCGCTGTTTCGGTTCGTCAACCTATCCCCATGTAATCAGCTACTTTTCTCTTCGCTGTCTCAATCGCTTATTATGTTCTGCGGCAAAGGCAGCGAATCTGTCTGCATCCGTCATTTTTGCTCCCGGCGGTGCGTCCTCTGTGCTGTTCATGCTTCTTGGTTGGCTTGGGTATGCCGGAGCATTTCTGCCAAGGAAGATTGCCATGGCATCTACGACATACGAACCAACGGACCACGCCAACGTATCTAAGGCTGTGGCCTGTTCTTTCGCTTCCATTTCTCTCTTCTTTTGGAATGGCTCTAATTTCGTAGGGTTTAATGTCCAAAAGGTCTCATAGGAAACTCCATAAAGGAGAGCGTTGGGAAGCCAAACTTTATTGATAATCTCTGTAAATGTTTTGTATTTACTGAGATCTATTTCCTCTACTCTGTTGCCGCCTTGGTTTTCTTTCCTCCGCTCTTCGGAGGTTCCTCGGCTTCCTCGCCAAAACCCGCGGTTTTCATTGCCTCCGTAAAGGCTTCCATGACTTCATCCATGGAACCGCCGTACTTCAAATGTTCGCTCAGTATCTTTCCGGCTTTTGTGAGATCCTTTGTGCCGGTAAGGACTGCGATGATCGCTCTGATTGTCTTAAAAATCTTCATGTTCTCTCTGGTATCATCATCCAGAAGTCCCATTACATCTACATCGTGATCTTCCAGATCACACATAAGGTTTGTAAAATCGAGATCTGCTACTTTAATCTCTTTAGGTCCATTCGCTGTCTGTAAAATCATACTTATTAACCGTCCTTTCGTTAATTTGTCCTATTTGTACGGCAGAGGATTATTCCCCTGCCGCTGTTTCACTTATTCACGCTGTTACATAATGAAGAGCCTCTTCGCCCTCATCAGTAATGGAGAATGACATTTCTCTCGCATTGTTGGAAGATCCGCTTGTCGGATATACTGCCATAACACCGGCCCACTCCCATTTGCCGTCAACACCCTCTTCTCCAAACCATAACTGGTATTTATCAACTTTTCCTGCTTCCTGCAGATCCAAGAGTTTCTTGTAATCAGCTTTCTCATACCATGCTTTGAAAGCAAGATCCCCTGTGTCCTCGATACCGTTAATGGTTCTTTTCTTCGTATCGGAAAGTGTTGTAACATCGAGTTTTTCCTTTTCTCCACCGAGATCCGGGTACTCAGTAATGTCGATCAACTTCTCAAATGTTCCGGGAGCATCTGCTTTCTCGTGCATGAGATATGTCACATTTGTACATTTTGCCATCTTCGTTCTACCTCCTTGTGTTTTCCTTTGCCTAAGAGGTAAAGCCTTGAATTTATTAAAACCACCGGCAGACACCAGGCGAGTGCTTTTCGGGAGCGACCCTAGCCGATGGAGTTAATCATGTTTCCAGTTTTGAGAATCGGGTAAGGAATTGTGAAATGGAAGTATCGCTTACATTCTCCACAGGGGAGAAGTAGTCGCAATGAAATCCAATCCCTACCATATATTCCCTTGCGGAATTTGCTAACTTCCGCACTTCTGAGGCGGATTTGTTTGAATAGAATTTGACTTCCAATCCAAGATTGATACCGTCCTCTGTATTTGAAAGTGTGGATAACGCTCCGTCTCCGCCTATCTGTTTGAAATACATATAGGGGAATGACGGTGGTGCAGCTTTATACACCTGTCCTCCTTTCAAACTGCTGTATTGTTTCTGCAAGTCTTTCAGGAGGTTCGTAAAATACAAATTCACATTGTCCTTAACCATCCTTGAATACCTCGCTTGCTATTTTTTGTGCTTCTTTCCTCAGATATTGCGCCGTCTCATACATGAATGGTCTTGACGGCATACCCTCTGTAAATCGCCATGTGCCATCATCAGCCGGATAATACCAACCCTCTCTGCCGTCTTTCGTGGTAAAGATTGTTGCCCCGGAATTGTATGCCCAGTTCATTATTGCCTTGTACTCTTCGCTTGGGTGGGAGTTGTCCCTACCCTTTACACCAGTACCAAACTCAATGTACTTGCAATACCCTCCGGCACTTATGATTCCAACTCCCTCTGCCTCATCCAGATAACCGATAATGGAAGATCTTGCCGTACCGGTATCAACCGGAACTAACTCCTGTGCCTTTTCAACTCCGAGGTCTGTAAGTCTCTGTATAAGTTTCTCTGCGCATTTGTGTATACGCTCTTTCCGCTTTTCCAGTTTCTTAATAGCCTCATCTATGCTGTCCGGGTCAAAGGGATTGATCGTTATTTTGTCCTGCATGGATATTCCCCTTAATCTTCCGTATCGCCCATAGATTCTGTTGCAAATCATGTTTCGGGCAGACACATATATAATCCGGTTCTGTATCTGTGGAACCGTCCTCGTTGAGAATAGGAACCACATCTATGAAGAGTTTTGAGTATTCATCAATCGGTAATTTCTGTACGGTTGATATGGTCTTGTCGTAGACAATATCTTTACCAAATGGGGAGTCCTCGGCATTTCCTGAGTTCGGACTTACTCTCGCAAGTACACGAACCGGATTTGAATACTTCGGTATGCTCTCCCCGGTAAGGTTGCCATCCTCGTCCACTTCGTCCACCGTTCCGTCATGGGTCTGGTAATAAAAAGGGACTTGGTTCAATCTGAGGTCTTTAAGTCTCAGCTTCGGCATTGCCATCCCTCCTTAACAGACCGACATAGGTTTTGGGTGGGATCTTCGCCAAGGCCAACTCAATATCTTTCTTGCCTGTCTGTCCCCAGTTCCGGGTAACTCCAAGTTCTGTGTGAGATACAAGTCCGCCCCTCGCATCGTCAGAGTTTATGGCTTTCGCCAAATCATAGATTTCAAACTCATACCGGTTATAAAACCTCTCCAACTCTGCCTCTGTCGGAATATCATCATCCGCCCAAAAGTGTTGATTTGCAGCCTGTTTCTGAGCTTTCACAAGGAGGACGGCAATCTGTTCGTCAGTGAGAGTTTCATCATCTAAAATGACTTTCAACAATTTAGCGTCCATAATCCGTCCTCACTTTCTTACCCTTGCTGAGTTAAAAACTCTGCGATCAGCTTTGCTTTTACGGTTTCTTTCATGTCATACCCACGTTCCGCTGCGATAGCCTTAATCTGTGCTACTGTCAGGGCGTTAAGTTCTTCCTCTGTGTACTTCTTACCAGTAGCAGTCTCTTCTGAAACCGCATCCGTTGATGTGGAAGCAGAAGAACCAACTACCTCGGAACTACCGTTAAGGGTATGACCTGTTATTCCCCCTTTGTGCCAGTTGTACCGGTTGCCGTGATCTTGCTAGGAAGATCTGTGGAAATATTAGTGAACTTCGCACTCATCCACTCAGGACCGTGATCCAAACCAATCTGTCCGAAAATCTGATATGTTTCTCCTGCGCCAGTCTTTGCAAGCTGCTCCAGGAAGAAATTGCCCTTGCCAGGAACCATCTGATGAACCGGAGCCATGATGGACGGATCGAACAGAACGGCTGTACCGGTAGGCATAGTATCAAACAAAGCAACTGCCACTTCTCCAAGAGGGGTAACTACTGTCTGTAATTTGATACCGTTCACTTCTCTTCCAAGGGGAACGATTGTAAGGTTGTTCTGCTGCGCATCAAGGTTAAGCTGCAACATTGTAGTTGCATCAACTCCGAGAACAATGTTGTCTGTCTTTGCGCCCTGATCGTGAATGGACTTTAATCCCTCTGCTACAAGCCAGTATGTGAGAGGCTTTTTAGCAAGATCAAGTACGTTGGTTGTGATAGCTGTCAGAAGTCCTCTTGTTTTATTGGCCTCTGCATCAGTAGTTGCCTTTGCGTACTTTCCGTTGATGAATGTGTACTCAATATCCTGTGCGATCTTTGCCATTCTACGAGAAACCTGAAATGCAAGCTCGTCCATAGGATTTGCCTGCTGACCGGCCACATTGATGCCCTGCAGTGTACCCATGTTACTCTGCTTTCCGTAAGAAATCGCTACGGATTTCTGGAAGATCTGAGTTACATTGGTAAGCTGGCTTCTAGTTACCATTTCCGGCTGTGGTGCAGTAAGGGATGCTGTTTCAGAAATCTCCGGCTGTTCGCCTGTTTCTGTGTTGTACTCCTGACCGCAAGTAAACTCTACATGATTGGTTACAAGAGGTCTTGCGCCAATCATAGTAGAGAACGGTGTTGCTGTCTGTCCTTTAGCGAATAACATTCCGCTAAAATTAGGAACAGCGAATGATGTTGCTGTGCCCTGTGCCATAATTCATTACCTCCTTTAGATTTATGCCTGCTGATTGTTAGCGGCACTTTGACTTAATATTGCAAGAATCGCAGCCTGTGAATCGCCTGCGTCCATTGCCTGCTTAATCTGTGCTGAATAGTCAACCTGACCTACGTTTCCAGACTGTGGTGTAGGCATCTGAGCCAAATACTGAGCGCGGATTTCCGACTCTTTCTGTTTGTCTCTTTCCGCCATAAACTTAGTGATGTTTCCGGTAACAACATCCATGCTTCCCTCATACTCTGCTGTTGCCGTTGCCTTTGCCATTTCGGCCGGCATACCCATTCCTAAGTAACGCTCCGATGATTCCGCTACCGCTTTGAATTTTTCCAGTTCCTTGACATAAGCATCTCTCTGAGCCTGCTGTTCCGCTTTTGCCTCTGCCTCCTGCTCTTCGGCTGTCTGCTTAGCTCTAAGCTGCTTGCGAAGATTTGCTTCTGAGGCGCAAATCTTATCCTTGTCAGTTTTCAACTTTGCGTTCTCCGCATTGACCTGTGCAAGCTGCGCCATAAGACTTTCAACGGTCATTTCTCCGCCAGAATTGTTTTCCTCATGATTCTCTACCTGAGACTGCTGCTGTGTACTAGATGCCTGAGTAGGCTGGTTCTGCGGTGTAGCCTGAGACTGCTGCTGTGTCTGGTTCTGAGTTGCTGTGCTGTTTACATCTGCCATAATTGACCTCCTGCGTTTGAACGGTTCTCTCCGTATAAATTTTTGCGTTTGTTCGGTTCTCTCCGTATAGACTTTTGCGTTTTTTTACTTGCGTCTCTGCAAGACAATAGTTGTATGCGTTTGATGAGGGTTTTCTCTAACCCGTTATCTGAAAGGGATTACTCCCTCTGTAACCGAAAAATGAGCCGGACACGATTCATCATCACATCCGGCTCATAGGCTCTAACTGTATTCAGTTAGTTTTTCTTTGCTGCCTTTTTGGCAGTTGTTTTCTTGGTAGCAGTTTTCTTTGCTGTGGACTTCTTTGCTGCCGCTTTCTTATCGGCAGTTTTCTTGGCAGTATCTTTCTTTGAAACGGATTTCTTTGAAGCTGCTTTCTTCTTATCGTCCATCTTTTTCTTGTCCGCTGCTGTCTTTTTTGCAGTTGCCATTGGTTTTCTACCTCCTGATTTATAATTCTACGCACCGGCAGTTGATGATCTCATCTATCGGTGCGCCCATGCTATCATCGAGGGGGAACATCATTTTGTACCCGTTGATGATAAAAGGCTCGTTAATAGGAACTGTTTGGCTGTCTGCCTCCCAGTGGCTAACCCGGACACGTTCATCCCTCATGCTTACCCATGTATGGGTGGTCTGTTTCTTATCCACGAGGTTCTGATGATTTATCCAGTTGTATATCCAGTTCGTCTCATTTAAGGCAATTTCCGTGGCTCTAACCTCCGAGAACATTCTTTTCACACTTTTTGGAACGTCCTCTTCTTTCATCATTCCGCCGGTCATGCGAGACATTTTATAATCGTCATTACCGTTGGCATTTGCCACTGCCCTCTCTGTGGCTTCCTGAATATACTTTGCAAATCTGTACGCCTTTTCCCTTACTTCTGTTTCGTACTGATATTCAGGCATCATGGCAAAATAGAGATCCATGAGTTCATTTTCGTAATCAGCACTCGTCTTTTCGTAAAGGAAAATGCCGGAAATAAGATTGAGGAACTGTGCTGCAAAAAAGTCTACAAGTGCATTTATAAACTCCTTGGCAGTTTTCTTCCGGCGGAGCTTATCGTCTTTGAGAATGTTCATTTCGTCAAAGTATTCAACCGGATTATACATAGTTCACACCGCCTATTCTTCTACCATTGCAGTCTTACTTGGTTGCTTAGATTCCTCTGTCTTATCTTTTTCCGTGTTGTTCTCCCCACCGTTCCCCTCTTCATCCTTGTATGCGTTAGGGTTCGGTTGCTGTGTCTTTTCCTCCTTGGAGGCAAGTTTCTTCTGTATGCCATCAATAATAGGCTTACTATCAACCCATGCCTGTTGTGGATCTGTGAATAGTCCGACAGTGTTGAATGATGTAAGACCATCTACTCCGGCATTAAGCAATGCCACAAGGGAATTGGTCTTAGACACCAAATCATAGGTTTTTGTACGGCAGAAACGGATTTCAACATCTGCCGTCTCTATATCTTTCAGACCGTCATACGGTCTCTGATCTGTCTTAATGATTTCGATTGCCAAATCAATGAGCTGCATTTCCGGCTCAGTGAATAACTGCTCAACCGTCTTTGCGGAAATCTCCAAACACTGCCATCCATTGGATAACTGCATTGCACCGGTTGTTGAACCGCCGCTTGCCTCCTGCCATGACGGTGTAGAGGTAATCTGCTCCAACTGAGAATTGAGATGGTCCACAAGTTTCTGAACCTCACTCTCGTTCAATGTCTGATTGAGGTAAGTGATCTTTGCCTCCTTGCCGTCCCCAGTACTCTTTGTCATAATGACTCCATCGCCATCTACGAGGTTTTTCTTGCCCTCTTCATTTACCTGGCAGTTGTGCATCCAGAGTAAACTCTGAACGTGTTGCAGAATATCATTGATACGGTCAGAATCCACAAGATTCATTGCGTCCATCAGTGGGATAACCTTTTCAAAAATACCCATGCGGTCATTCAGATAAAATTCAACGACCGGTATTCTTCGGAGTGGGTTTGGTGCGATATTCTCTTTCAGATGATAGTCTGTCGTGTTCAACTCATGCTCAATGGTATAACAGAAATTCTTTGAGTATGCCGTAAGAGTAATTGTTCCATCATCATGTACGGAATAGGTGCATCCAAGCACTGGTTCTCTATATGCGTCATTTGAGTACACCACAAAGGTTGTAAGTGGACTTGGAACCAATAGTTCAAATGGAGAATATCTGCTCTTATTTCTGTTCGGCAGCATCATCTGGTAGCCGACACCGCAGATAAACAGGTTTCTTCCAAGGGCAATATCTTTTGCCGCTTTGCTCTGCTCCTGCATCATTTTATTGAGCATGGCGATCTTCAAATCGTCAATATTCTCTCCATCGTCCTCATCCTTTTTTCTCAAAAATCCGAATAAGGCTTTCTTCTGTTTCTTTGTAGGTTCTATTTTTGCTCTCTGTACGAAAGTGATCGGGTTGGAAAAACAATACCCCAGATGCACGTCCACAATCTTTGAAGCATTGTTTTCTACGACTGTGGCATTGAGATCCGGCCTGATTTTCTTTTCACGGTTAAGAATTGGCTGATTGCCTTTCTCATACTCAAAAAGAAAAACTTCCTGCGCCACATTCTCCTGATGTTCCATAAACGCCTTGGAGACAACCGATATGATATTGTCTTTCGTAATCTCCCTCTCATCGGTCATTAACATTCGTCTACCGAGAGTTGGACGGTTGCTTGCGTACATGAAGTTTCCCCTTTCCGAATAAAACAAAAAGAACCGATCAAGTCTACTTGTGACTTAACCGGCTCAAAGGCTCTTTGCTTAATTCTATTTTTATTACTTCCTTACATCCACGGCAGTTTATAAAAATCGTGCCGGATGCTCCGGGTGCTTTCTTGAAAAGAAGCTTTTCACGGTTTGCCCGTGCCTTACATACAGGGCAGTATACGTTTTCCGTTTCCAACATAGCTGCTCCTTTCTGTATGTGGATAGTTGCGTGGATGGGATTTGAACCCACGACCATCTGATTAAAAGTCAGATGCGCTACCGAACTGCGCCACCACACATTACTGGGCGGCTCGCCACCGCCCTATCCTACAATAATGGAGGAACCCATGGCCTCTCGAAAGAGGCAAGAGCCAAGAGTGGGAATCGAACCCACAACCTTTTGATTACAAATCAAATGCTCTGCCAGTTGAGCTATCCGGGCTTACCAATATGGAGTAGCGTTCACTACTCCATATCAAGAAAGGGATAATCCACCAACGTCTATACCAAGACACCATCATTTTAACAAAAAAGGAATGATAACGCATTAAAATATCGGTGTAGCCGATATTCAACGTAGTCATTCCTTTTCAAATGATATAATTGAAAGTTAAATGATGTAATTGAGTTCGTTATTCTCCGCGCTTTGGTTCGTAGTCTATGCAACAATCATCCCATGATGTAACTGCTCCGTAACAATCACTTTCCTCATTGGCGCATATCCAATCCATTGTCCCGTTGAAATTCTCATGCCATGTGCATGACCCGCAATTTTCACTACATCCCATTCTGCATCTCCATCAATCTCTGTGCCTCTTCCGGGCTACATACAGTCACTCCGGTTTCTTCCTCACATTTTTTAACCATGCCAGCTCCGTCTCCGGCGTAATTCTCCCAAATATGTTGAGATTCCACGAATATATCATTGATGCGTTTATACCCAAAGCCATGTGTGCGGTGCAATGCAATGGCGATAGCTGCATATATCTGTGGAACCATCTGATCTGCTGCGGTAGCAACATTCTGTGAGCGGTTTCTTCTGGCAATTTCATTCAGAGAATTTATCAATTTATTATTCTTCCCCATTATCCATATCCTCCAAAATCTGCTCTGTATCAAGCAGTTCTGCAATATCATAGGCGCAGCACGCAGGTTCTATTGGTTCTCCGCCGTAGCATACCATACCGTGGCTGCAATCTTCTGAAAGTGTGCAGTAATGACAGTAATCATCCCCATCGTGTTCGCTTATCCATTTATTGATTTTTTCCTCTTCTGTCATTTCTTTTTCATCCCTCTGATAGTATGCTTTTTACGGTTTCCTACAAATCTACCGCCGCCCTTTGGATTTCCATAGATAAATGCCGCCATATTCCCGCCGGACGGTTTCTGCGTGGTCGGTTTGAAATCTGTCTGTGTGTTTTCCTCCATAGGACGTAATGATGGCGTTTCGGGTTTATACTGAGGTCTCCACACCATGACAATCTTATTCTCTTTAGGATCGACAAATCCAATCCCATTTTCAAAGATAGTAAGATTAAGTCCATGCCGGATGCAAGCCTCTTCGATTTCTTTCTGTACCTCAACTGCTTTTTTCTGTGCTTCTGTCATACCATTTTCTCCTTTCAACGTACAGTTCTCCCAAGTCTATAAATATTTTCATCATTGATGATCGTAAATGCTGTGGAATCTTTGATTAAACAGCTATCCGGCGATACGGCTTCGCACTCAAAATCTTTAAATGCCTGTTTCTGGTACGAATATATTCTGATATTCCCATCAATAGGTATTGAGATATTGGAGTTATAAAAACATACATTGCCAAGCCTACATTGATATTTAATACGATCCTCGCTATACGCTACTCCATGTTCATTGCACACAAAGGTAAAAAACTGTCCGGCTCCGTTCTCTAATACAATAAGCCATCCTCCGGTTACTTTATCCCTGTGGATTCCATAATTGTTCACAGTGTCAGTGTATGGTATCTCAATATTTTTTCCATCCAGATTCACAATGAGATTGTCTGCAAATCTACTCACGACACACGAATGTCCCTCAGATACCGCAAAGTAACTCTCATTCCCTCATTTTTGAGGAAGTCTCTGTATTCTTTCAACTTCTCAGTTCCATCAATGATCGTATCGTACATAGCTGTGCATCCATCGGTGCTATACGAAGTGTCAAACTCTGTAATGCGCTTATAGCCTCCTACGGTTGCACTGTCGGAGAAGTCTGCTCTTGCAACCAGAATCTCATCACATTCCTTGGAATTGATAAGTGCATCTTTGAAATCCGAAAGAGCTTTTACCATATCTCTTTCATACATTCCCATAGAACCAGACTTGTCGATTCCGACAAAAATTAAATTGATGTTCTCACTGTCGATTTCATCAATGGAGGTATTTGTGATCTCAACCTCATCTAATCCGTCAATTACCTGTTCTGTTTCATTCATACCGGCTACCTCCTACAAAATATCATCTGTGCTTTTCACGATGTTTACATGGTACGTTTTCTTAAAATCATCAAAGGTCTGCTCAGTAACATCCTCAAACCCAGGAATGGAGGACATACAATCTTCCAGGATATAGATTTTCTGAGTGATCTCTGGGCGATTAGCGTAATGTTCGAGAATCTGTTTAATGCTTTCCAATACGCAATGGCTCTTTGCCTCTCCTGCAATAATGATCTTGTCGTAATTTTCCAGTTTGTTCAGGAAGTCGATATTGATGTAGTTCTTTGTATCATACTCAGGTTTGATAATTCCGTACATTTCGCTGAGTGGGTCCTGTCCTTTTACAAGACGCTGCGTAACGGCTTTCTTTGCAACAGAGTGAAAATAAATCATGTTGGCAAACTGATTTTCAAATGCAGCACCAGATGTACCCTGTAAACAGTGGTAAGACCATACGCATAAGGTTTTCTTTCCGTCTTTTTCCAGATGTTCTACATAGTCACGGCTCTGGCGAGGGTAGATAACAGCTCTGTACTTTCCAGAATCAAGGTCTGCCAGCGTAATCGGTGTGTAAGGAGCCGGATTGTTGCCATTTTCATCAATCCACCAGCACGGATGGAAAATCTGATGTGGTGTGTGGGTATCAATAGATACCGCAATGTTTGTAATTTTATCCATGTTGTTATAGATAAACTGTGTCATTCTCTCCACATCGCCGTGTGCTCCGGGAACTCCGAGTGCTCCATTATCCATGAAGTCCTGCTGCACATCAATTCCGAGAAACAATACTCTCTCTTTGTTCTGTGCTGCCGGTGTAAGCTGCTCATCGTTTGCCTTTCTCAAAATCTCATTTAGAGAAATCGGATTTGTCTGTGAACCAATACTTGCGATGTTCACAATTTCATTGTAGGGTGTTTTCATTGGTGGTTATCTCCTTTTATATTTTATTTGACCGGAGCTATTTGCCCCGGTCAGTATTTACTCTATTCGACTGTGATGCAATCATATCTCTCAGAATTGATTGTATTCTCCATAGCCTCAACCGGATTGTAGCCAAGGTTCTGCAGGATCTGTTTGAATACCGTCACGGACTGTCCGCTTGCAAGCTGCACGCCTTTACGGTTGTGATCTGCATGGAATACATCGTGTCTGCTATTCACATTCCAGAAGATAATGTTCGGGATTACATAACCGGCCTTGCGGAACTTATTTGCCATCTTGTCATAGAAAGACCACTCACGGTTTCCGCAATAGTCAATTTCCATATCAGAGATAACAACGATTGCTTTCGGCATTTCTTCCTGTGGAGTATTGTGTTTTTCCGCAATTTCAAGGACTCTCTCAAAAGCAGCTTTAAGGTCTGTATTCATATCCCAATTTGCTTTACTTACGTTGCGTATCTTCTGTTCAAGGGTTTCTCCCCTCAGAATAACCGTCTCCGGTCTGCCAGAGAACGTCATAAACAGATTGTGGTATGCGCCAACATTTCTCTCTGCAAAATAGATTGCAAGACCGATTGATGTTGCCATAGGTCTGCCTCTCATGGAACCGGACACATCCGCCATAACTAAAGCGTTTGTTCCTTTCTCCACATAATCCGGCAATGCTTTCCACTGTGCTTCGAGTACCTTACTGCTCTCTCTGCCATAAAGGATCTTCTCAACAATATCGTAAGGGAACAGTGTTGAAGCATTGATTTTTACCTCTCCCTTTTCTGCCTTGTTGATAAACTCTCCAAACCTCTCAGCATCATGTTTCATAAATGCCTTGCGATAAATCATCATCGCACGGCTCGGAACTTCCGGGTATTTGATTTCATCCCATCTTCCGGCTGACATAAGACTTTCAACGACACCGATCTGTTTTCTCATGCTACGGACGATTCTCTTGAAATTGTAGACCGGATAGCCTAATTTCTGTGCCGTAAGGATTCCGAGTTTTCTTGTGGCAGAGCTACTTGCATCTGCGGTCTTAATCCATTTTGCAAGTAAAGAAATTGCATTTCCGGCATTGAGGTTCTGTAAATCTTCCTCAAACTGTTTCTTCATTGCCGCCCACATATCGTCCTCCAATGGAGTTCCGATAAGCTCATACAGATCATCATATCTTCCGAATACACCAACCAGATCAAGGTTTGGTCTGAGTGCTTCTGGGTGTTTCTCTGCCATATAACGAATAATGGTTCTGAAAGTCTTTCTCTCTCCAAGACCGCCACGAATGTCTCTTGCATAGAACGCAATCTTTGTAGCAAAGAGTTTGTCCTGTGCGTATGCCTCAGCAAACAGAGTGGTAATTCTGTTCTCATCAGCCTCTCTCAGCGATCCGATTGTACCAAACAGATCCAGTCGGGCATCGCCAGAGGTATTCAGTGCCACTGCACCGTTTTCAGTCCGGGTAAACCTACCCTCTTCTCTCATTGCATCTGCAAAACTCATGTTTTCCTACCTTTCCAGGACTCTCATTTACGGAATTGAACCGTTTCACATTGTTTTTTAGACATTTGCTTTAACCATTGTGATTGCTGTAGGAGTCCCTATAAAATTGTTTACTGTTTCATTGTCAGGACACTATTGGGGTTTATGATTAACAGTCATATCCAAAAGGGTTGCTGTAAGTGTCCCATGTAAAGTTTTATGCCTATCTGGCTAACTTTTTAAGTTCATATCGCCTGTTATGTATCGCTCCGACAGAACGACCAATTTTCTCAGACAATTCAGAATCGGTAATCTCATGCTTAATTACCAGTGCATCTTCCTCCGCAGTCCACGGATGAGACGGATATAGAAATGACGTTTTGCTGTAATATCGCCTATGCTGTCTCTGACACGCCTTATGATACTTTTCCATATCCCTATAATCTTCTTTTCGGTTCATAGGCAACCTCTTTCTTTTTGCATGACGCTGTTTCAAACGGGAAAATATTGTCAATGGAATTTTCTGTTTTGAAAGATTGCTGTAAGCGTCACTTAATTGCCCCGACAGGACTTGAACCCGTATGCTCGATTGCTGTAAGGAACACTCCTGTCAACCATGTTCCATCCGGTTTACCATAACCGGCAATCGGGGCAGAGACGATGAGAGGAATCGAACCTCTATCCGCAGCTTGGGATTGTTATTGAAAGGAGTTTGCTGATTATGCCACTAACATGACATTCTTCTTAACAGAGCTGCTGTGCTCCCTTTGCACCACATCGCCATATAGAGTGAGGGACGGACTTGAACCGCCGACAACGTCCTTAGCATGGAATGAAAGATTGCTGTTCGGATCACGAACATGATCCGTTTTTCTTTCGTGCTCTACCAACTGAGCTACCTCACTCATGTAATTGGCGCATCTTCTTGATTTGTAAGGACATTTGCGCCATCGCCTTGAATGGAGAGGGATGGATTTGAACCATCAATGAAGCAGGCCCCAAGCTGTAATATATTGCCGTCAACGCCACGAACATGACGTATTGTACATAACTGCCGCGTCTACCGTTTCGCCACCTCTCCATATTCAATTTTCAATGCAGAAATCCGTATGAGTTGCGGAGGTTGGATTTGAACCAACGACCTCCGGGGCATGAACCCGGCAAGCTACCACTGCTCCACTCCGCCATAATGCAACCTCGCCCCTAGGCTGCTTTGTAAGTTCTGCTATGTCGTTCCTTGCGTTCCTCACTTAACCGGTGCTAACTACGACAGTATGTGACCGGCGGACTTGATTAAACATTTCCGTACACCCGCTTAATGCCCCCTATTGGCGGTTTTGCCGAGACCAATGGCAATGTCGATAGGAATGTCTTTCGGGGGAATCTCTCTAACCCAACTGGTTTATCGTCCGAAGTCAGGACGGCTTTTTATAACACTCTGGATATTGTCTTTCCAGAATTATTCAGAATGAATACCATAGTATCAGGAATACCAATGCGGCTATACACATAAGTAACTGTATCTAAAGTAACCACTGTGAGTGAAACATTCTTCTCTAATGGTGGATCACCAAGATACCAAATAATGTTATCTCTGCACAATCCAGTAGCACCAATAAGTTCCTTTGCCTTGTTGAAATTCTTCTGTCTGATTTCCAATTCTTCGTCTGAGGATTCAGCGTTGGATATTTGAAGCATATCCTTTTCGATAATAACATCAAAACACTGAATAACCTGGGATTCCTCAAAGGTATCATTTCTGACACCCTTTTTAATTGTTTGTAATATCATACCTTTCTTCCTCTCTGTCTACGCCTTTCGGCTTATTGTCCCGTTCCGGACCGGGATTGGATAGGTAAGGAATCGGACCTTACACTGGAATATTACGATAGTCGCAGATTACCTCATGTGTTTGGTGCATACGGATTTTTGAACCTATCGTATCAAAGGTGGGTGGCTGCCATTCCTGCTTGTTCCAATCACTGCGCTTTGCGTTGTTGCCACACCGGGACGCACCTTTTCCTCAACCGTACTAATATTGCAGTTACCCTTTACTGCCTACTATCCAATTCTGAAACCTCCTCCACCGGTGGAATACGGTTTCATAGCGGTGCATACAGGACTCGAACCTGTACTGCATTTCTGCAGGACGACTTAGCAAGACGCTCCGCTACCATTACGGCAATGCACCATACGCCGTGTTAGGGATTTGAACCCCAGAGACTTTTACATCCAGACAGTTTTCAAGACTGCACCCTCGACCAACCGGACACACGGCAGAGTAGTTTTCCCTTGGTAACGTACAAGTCGGAGTTCCTCTATCCGCCGGTCGTAAACGCCCTTTCGTAACCTTTGTGGAGTGCTTTGAAAGAGTAAGTCAAGTGTCTCCAACTGGCAAGGTGGGGATCGAACCCACGACATTCTGATTAACAGTCAGACGCTCTACCACTGAGCTACAAGCCATTATTGGAGTAACAGGACTCGAACCTGCGCTAACCAACATCCGTAGTGTTGTGCTCTATCCATCTGAGCTATACTCCAATGCAGTCCGGCAGTGACTTGGATGGTTGCCGCCACCGAACCGATGCAACGTGTAAGACAGTTGCCAACAAGGGTATTTCATTTGTATATGCGGTTCTCGGACCCTGCACCCCTCCGCAGTCCTATAAGTAGTCCCTCAGCGCAAGGCTGTCACTCTGCTTACAGAACCCACGGCATTTCTGCCGCCAGATTATGCTCTCATAAACCACCGACTATTTACTCAGAGAGCCTTGGCGCGTCCAACTCTTTGCGCCTTACCTCGGATGTCAGGTTGTTATCGCAGTTCTCCGCCTTTCCGTTCTGCGCCGCTTAAATCGCTGTAACGCTCATGCACTCTAAGCAGTAAATTTTCCGCACCGGAGTTTTTCTTAAAAAACTCTTGGTAATGTAAAAAGCACTTACGTTCTCGCCACCTCGCCGCGCCATTTCTTTCCTGTGTGAGCCGGAATAAGAAATTGGTAAAGAAATCCGCTCGTCCTACGGTGGGGAGTTGAACCCCACTTTCCCCGGCATGGTGTCCGTGGCATTTCCAGTTATGCTATCGTAGGCATCGTTGCAACGATGGTCTTTAGCGTGACTTACGCAAGCTCTCCAAGTTTAAGTCCTGTCGGCTTTCCCGGACTACTCACATAAGCCTCTCAGTGAGCATTGCAATCTCCCTATTTAATGATTGCTTACCACGGCTTTCGCCAATACTTTTCAGCCGGAACACTAAACCAACTGTAAACAGTCAGCGTTATTCTCGGTTGAAATGTTCGATGGGAGAATCGAACTCCCGTCCCCACCGTGAAAAGGTGGTATCTTGACCGCTTGACTAATCGAACAGGTGTGGTTTTTACTTTTTGACTGGAAGCAAGGTACCCTTTAACCACAAAAAATCGTAACCAGGTTCTTGCAATTCTCCGCAGAGAAGCCATTCGCGTCCGGTAAATTCTCTGTGAATAGGCTGCAATCTACCTAAATGGGCGAAAGAGGAATTGAACCTCCAATGTTTACCGCGAGGGAACGGATTTACAGTCCGCCGCAACACCACCAATCGTTGCCGTTCGCCCGGAATTTTCTTTGTATCGCCAAGAACATTAGGAAAGAAGCGGTGGGAATCTTAATCGCTAGAGCTACACCCACAGGTGGAATCGAACCACCACACTACACCAAGTTCGCTCCGATCATTTAGCGATTTACTTCATCTTTCAGTGCTTTACCGGCTTTGAACTTAGGTGCTTTGCAAGCCGGAATGGAAATCTCTTTTCCGTTCTGAGGGTTCTTACCAACTCTGGCAGCACGCTCAGTCACTTCAAATGTCCCAAAACCGACCAACTGCACTTTTCCGCCTTTTCCAAGTTCTCCGCCTACGATCTCAACAAATGCGTTGAGTGCTTTTTCAGCATCACTTTTGGAAAGTCCGGCATCGTCAGCCATTGCCTGTACTAATTCAGCTTTATTCATTGCTCTGTACCTCCGTTGTTGATGAAAGATCTCCAATGTCTACGATTGTGTCTGTGCCATCAGACAGTGACACTTTCGGCAGTGCGCCGTCCCACTTCTCCAAATACATCTGCTGCAAGATCTTATTCGTCAGCGAATCATTCAACAGCTTATTGGCATCCGCCTCTCCCTGTGCTTTAATAACGGCAGCGTCAGCTTCGCCCCGCGCCTGAGTAGTTTTTACCTTGGCATCTGCCTCAGCAGCTTCTATCTTTTTCTGATTTTCGATCTGCTGCTGTTCATAAGCCAACTGTGCGGTCTGTTTTTCAGCGATTGCCTTATTGTAACTGTCCTCAAAATCAGTATTGGCAATTACTACCTTGTTGATGATTACTACGTCCTCTCCATATTTCTCATCGAGGGCTTTCTGAATGTTCTGCATGGAAAGAGGCTCTACAATTCCTCTGTTCGTTGCATCTGTTGAGGTCAAGGACTTACTGCTTGTCTTGATTGCGGAAGCCACAAGTGTCTGCGTTACAAGGTTTTCCTTATAGTTGCTGACGTTGGCATAAATCCATGCGGACATTTCCGGGTTGATCTGGTATGTAACTGTGATGCCATCATAATACAGTGCTGTTCTCTCTGATGTTTCAGACCAAATCTGTCCGTCAAACACAATGTCCTGCTGCTTGTTGTTGACTTTCTCAATCTTCTGGACGAATGGGATCTTCCAATTTGCGCCGTTCTGTATTGTTGTCTCATCAATCTGTCCGAATGTGCTTTTAACTCCGGTATATCCGGTCGGTATAATCACGAGCGAATTACCTACTCCGAATACAATCAGACCAACAAGTATCACAACAACAAAACCTTTTGGGAATTTTGCTTTCTCATTTCCCTTTTCCTCGATTTCATACTGTTTTAACGAACATCCTGCAATGATGCCGCCGAGGAAAAGTATGATTCCGATAATCGTCAAAATGATACTCGTTCCGTTCTCCTTTTCCGTTTGTATTACTACCTCTGGTAGCCGTCACGGTCATGCGCTGGACATTCCGTTTCTGTTCTGCATCGGCGCACTCAACCACCTTACTTCGTCTGGTCTATCTTGGTGTAGCTTCCATTTACCCGGGAAATGCCAGATCGCCATGCGTGGACCATCAGGGACTTGAACCCCAGACCATCCGGTTATGAGCCGGACGCTCTAACCAACTGAGCTAATGGTCCATACCTCACACTTGGGGAGATTCCATGTGAGGTCTCGGAGGATCATTGTAAGTGGGAACCCTCCGATGTAGGATTGCTGTCGGGGAACAGTAATCCTGAGTGGGAAGTGTTGGTGTCGAACCAACTCCTATGGATTTTCAGTCCATCGCTTCTACCGAGTTAGCTTACTTCCCATATTACGGCACTGTTACTGTGCCGTAATGGTTAGGAGAAACTTTAATGCCATACCTTGTGTGTTTAGTCCGTTGAACTTATGTCCGTGTCACTTGGTATGGTCGTAGTATAGCGCACTAAACATTCTTTGTCAAGTGGAATAAACAAAATTTTCAAAAAAAATTGTTTTTCTGTGTGCAGTCGGCTTTACAACCGTTTTTCTGAACGTCAGAAATCAACTTGCTTACAGGGATTTTGAGAAAATTTGCTATATCGTATATCTTGTCGATTGACGGATAACTTTTGCATTGTTCCCAATCACTCACGGTATTCTGTGCCACATGAACGCCCGTTGCAAGTTCGTGTTGTGTAATTCCCCTATTCGTTCTTTCTTTTTTCAAGTTGGTGGCGAAACTATATTGTCCCATGCTATCCCTTTCTATATTCCTAAGTCACTTCTCTTTACTACCTGTCCCTCTCCGCCAAGAAGAGCATCTACAAACTGGGCGAACATTGCCAGAGTGTCCGGCGCATCATCATGTTTATTCTTTCCGAGCTGTGTATAGCTGCAAAGGAATGACATCATCACACCGTAATCACTCTTAGGCTCATATTCTGTAATATCCTTGAATATGACGTGTTCCTTAACCCATGAGGAATTGACGATGATCTTGGTCTCTTTGTTCTGAGTAGTGTATTTCTTCGTAATATGGCATCTGCCGCCTTTGGCTTTGACAAGTCTCTCAACTTCATTTGCGGTTCTGCTACCCTCTTTGTTACTCTCGAACTGTGCTTGCTGTACATGATGCTTAACAAGCATATCTGAGTTGAGTTCGTCCAAGGTTCCAGGGTCGATGTTCTTGAATACCAGATCTTCCAGATAGTATCTGTCTCCGTACTGATAGAAAACTCCGAGGAAGTTGTAGTCTGTACCGGTGTCTTTGGTATCGCAGATTGCCAATATAGAATCCGGTTCTCTGTCCGGCAGTCCTCCGATATATCTCTGTAATTCTGTTGGATGATACAGAATACCCTCTCTCTCAATCGGATCGCTCTTGTACAGGCAGCGATATGATACATCATCCATCGACATTTCCATATCGTGGAAGTATTTCTCATCAAATCCAACATCGTAATCGTAATCAAAATTGCTTTTTCCGGTCTGAGGATCAATGTCTGGAACAGCAATGAACTCTGCCCTCGGATTTCCCTCATACATTCTTTCAAGCCGGCCAATAACATCATGCACGCTCCACCGGGTTGCAATGTGGATCTCTTTTGCTTTCTTCTTTTTACGAGATTTAAGGTCTGTGGTGTACTCTCCGTACAACTTATCCAGACGATCAATAGATAAAGCCTCTTCGATACCGGAAACCAAATCGTCCACATACAGAAATCCCTCGCAACGGGTAACGCCGGTAAGGGAACCTCTGATTGGTCTGCAGGTCAGCGTCTTAAACGGCTGCCATCTTCCAAGGTTTATTGTCTCTTCTTTCGCGTTGTTTCCCTCAAATACAATATCCGGGAACACATCGCTCCAACAATATTCATTACTGGTAATTATGTTGAGAACAGCATCATAGAACATTCTCGTCATAAATCCAGAATGGGAGGACATAAGGTTTGGTGTGTTTGGGTAATGCCCCATTACAAACGATATAAAAAACTCTCCCAGTGTGGTCTTGCCGGTGCCAGGAGGCATTGATATTGATAGAATATCCAACTCATCATCAATAAGCCTCTGCATCTTCTGTACAAGCCAATAAATCTTATTTCTTCGTGGCTGATAGTATCTGTCCTCGGGATCTCTGTTCTTTTCCACATAAAGCAGATAAGAGTCAAAATCCTTATGTTCCTGCGCCAAGAACAAAAGAGCCTTATTGTACAAATCGTAATATTTAATATCTCCTGTCGCACATAGTCTCAGTGCAAGGAATCTGACCTTGTTCGCTAATTTCCGCGAAAGTTCTTTATCTTCCTGGATAACCTCATTTGCCATTCCGAGTAAGGACAGAAGATTGTCATAGTCACTCAGATCGCTTTTCAGAAGCCTTACGATAATCTCTTTATTCGATAGTTCGTGTTGAGCCATGAAAATTCATCCTTTCTCACGGCTCTACACGGCTCTGTAATATACCTACGGCATAACGATTTTAACTTTCGCATCCACAATAATTCCACATTTCATAGGATCATCGTATGTTTCAAACTGAATTGCACCATTTTCTTTAAGTGCTCTACCAATTTTTACTGCCATTCTGTCTTTTATGATTTCTCCCATATTGTCACTTCCTGCTTCAAATATTGTGAGTGTTTTGCGTTCTCCATATGTTCTAATCTCTTTTCTGCCATACACCGATTGCCAACCTTTTAATCGGCGGTTTTCTTCTAAGATTGTGTTATACGCCGCTTTCAGGCGTTTCCTTTTCAGGCGTGTCTCTTTCCGTTGCTTTTTCACGTTTTCCCTCCTGGTCTTTTCTGTCTCGTACACTCTTACTGCAAACACTCAGAATAACCATATTGAGATGCTTATTCTGTTCTTTGAGCTGAGAGTTCTGTTCCAACAGCAGCTCATTCATCTGTGTAATTTCTTTCTTCACTTCGTTGTTGGACTTTGCATCTTTCCAGCCAACAACAATGTAAAGCACCAATATCGCAATCCAAATGATTGCCAAAATAATATCTAACATTCTTTTATTCCTCCGGCATATAATAAACTCCGCAGCTATACGCTGTAACATCCGCCTGTCCGTTGCCACGAACCATAATAATGCTATGATCCATTGCCAGGTCCTTTACGGCATCCTCAGATATGTTGCAATTCTTAGCCACTATCATATCAGGAGGAAAAGCGTTTCCAAGTAACTGTTCAAATACTTCTTTCCCTCTCTGTTCTGTGTCGTAAGCTGCAAGTGTGTAATCATCGGCAGTAATTCTTTTTCCGTTGAGCGCAATGCTTTTGATATTGCCGATGTTCACTACGTTGCTACGATCCTGGTCTACAATATACATCTCTAATCCTCCAACCACTTATTATCAAAATAGCAGAATCCAAACACGGCTGCTCCAATCAAAATTACCCATACAACCCAGAAAATTACCAACCCGGCAGTTCCGCTTGAAACCATATAGTCCACCGCTTCATCTATCGTATCTGCCTGAATGAACGGTGTTCCGTCCTCTATGGTATTATCTTTGAGATTGGCATAGATAACTCCGCTGTATTCCGTGTTGATAACATAGTACAAATACCTCACATGGGACGATTGCTTAATCGTGTCATACAGGTAAGACCCCGGCATCTGGATTTTCCCATACGGAAACTCCACACCAAGGAATGACACCGTTTGACTATGGCTTTCCCAACTATCGTAGTAATCCCACGAATAATATACCTCCGTGGTGTAATAAGTCTGCGTTTTCCCATTTACCGTCCGTGTATGTGCCACCTGTCTCGTATGTCGGTTGTAGTGTTGTTCCTCAACCTTTATGTAGGCAGTTGGTACTCCACCTATGCCCGGATCTGTAACAGGGTCTACTGCCACCAGATTTCCTTTCACAAACGCATTTCCCACATCAGTTCGCATACCATACTGAAACAGTTCTGCATTTCCATCAATCTGCATGGCTTGATAGTATTCCTGATTCTGTTCGTCATTGTGTGAAGCTATCTTTTCACTAATGAAAAATCCACCCATAAGCATGATAAGGATAATGACGATGCTAAACATCAGTTCACGCACCGTCATATCCCAACCGTTGCCGGAGTAGATTATCTTACTCCCTTTCCTCATAGGCTTATTCTCCAAACAGATTGCTTACCGGCTGTCTGTCCTCTTCGCTGTATTCCAGGTAGTTGTAATTGATAACCTCATATCCCATAATTCCCAAGATCTGCTTATAAGGGAATTTACGCACATATTTCTTATATGCTCTTACCTCGTTATTGTAGGCAGTGCGGTACTGCAGGATCATATTCTCTGTGGTTGAAAGCTCATTCATCAGTTCCTTGTAATTCTCATTGGATTTTAATTCCGGGTATGCTTCGGCAACCGCAGCTATGGAAGTTGTCACATTCTCAATATCTGTGGTGCTGCCATTGTTTCCTCTTGCTTCCACGACATTAAGAAGAGTCTCTGCCTCATGCTTATCGTACTCCTTGACGCAATCTGCCAGATTGTAGATAAGATCCGTTCTGCGTTTCTCCTGTGCCTGAATATCAGAGTCAGCCGTAAAGACCTGTTCCTCCAACGAAACCGCTCTGTTGTTGGTACTTACAAAAATTCCTGCTATCAGTAATACAAATGCGGCTACGATGCCGACAATAATCCCTGTTCCTTTATTTTTCATTGTTGTTGCCCTCCATCTTTATCATAAATTTGTTTTCTGCCAATACGATTCCTCCGGGAGTTTCCGTGAATATTGGCTCTGTTCCGTTGTAAATCTGAAATTCCACATCATTCCGGCAGACGGCATCTCCGCCGTCCATCGGAATAGCTGCCAGAACTTCTTTTGTATCGGTCTTATAGACCACCACTGTTGTCATATTGCACCTCACATGAAGTAATCATAACCGACACCATACTTCGCCATGATAAGACTCTTTGCCATTTCCTCTAACTTCTGGTGTTCGGTTGCATCCAGATACACACCCTCATAGGTTCCGCCCTGATTTCCCATCCAATCATACTTGCAAGGTAAAAGTTCATGCACAAGATCCTTTTCCATGCAATGTTTGAACAGCGTATTGTTCTCTTTGTAAGATTCATCGCTGAGTAACTGGATGTTTGCCTGACTGGATTCAAATACGAATGTGTTATATCCGGCGGCATCAATTACCTCTTCTCCGTCAGGATTCATAATTTTATCCTCAACGTGCGCCAGTATTAGCCACCCATCAAGGAATAACCTATGCTGCCACTCTCTCAGGCACTCTTCCAACTGCTCCTGATTTTCAAAAATATCAATCGGTTTTCCCATTACTCTGCCACCTCATAAGTCTTTTCAAAAATATCCGGTTTGCAAGGGTAAAATTCTCCGGCAACACCTTTAATGATGTAATCTCCAATGTTAGCCAAATGATTTCCCTCTAAAGTTTTGATTACCAATCCGCCTTTCACGGCGGCGTGGTCTATGCGGAAATGTTCTCCAAACGCCTCCATGTATTCGTCTTTCTTCTCGCCATTGGTAAGAAAGTCAAACATTTCCCTCTGGTTTTCTCCAGTCCATTGAATCGCCTCAATCACGACAGGCTTTTTTCTGTACCTCATGTGTTCTCCTTTACTTTCTTGGCAGATTTTACCTTGATTTTCTTCCTGCCGAACTGCTGATATACCAGAGCAGACGCATGAACACTGTCCGTACTGCATACGGTAACAGTTCTGCGGATTGGTTTTCTCTCAATGGTTTCAAACACTACTTTGTACCACCGTTGTTTCATTGGTTCTGCCCTCCTGTATTCTCCCATATATTCTTTCGCACTTTTCGGCGTGTTCACATCTGATTGTGGTTAATGCCCTTTGGGTACGATCAGCCAATACAGTAATATCAACCTTATCAACGTCAGCTTCAAAATCAGGGCAGAAAGCACAATAATCTTTCACTCTGAGTTCCATTCCATTATCCATGACAGCCCACCGCCTTTAACATACTGATTTTCTCTACCAGAACATCAACCGTTGCGTTGAGCTTGCTGTTCTTAATGCAAACTTCCTGATAATCCTCATATAATTTTCCACCATTCAGCATTTCAGTCTGTTCCTTGACTGTGGCATCCAGCTCTGCATTGAAACTTTCAAGCTGTTCAATCTGCTTCCTCAGATTATCATTCTCTTTTTCTACTTTCGCATTTCTTTCTTCCAGAGATTTCTTGTTTGCTTTCAGTCTTTCAACCTCGCTCGTAAGTTCTCCGAGTTTCTTTATCATTTCCTGCTCAGACATGATTCCCTTTTCCTCCGTCTCTTCTACTCCGAGAAGTACCTTAATCTGTTTCTTTGAAATGTGATATGCCATTGCAAGGGTGGCTATGGATTCCCCGGAAGAATACTTTTGCTCAATCTCTGTTTTCTTCACGGAAATATCCACACCATTCGTATTGAACATACGCTTGTAGCCGCCCTCTTCCAGAATTTCTACTATTGTCTGTGTGTCGCACACATTCAAGTCTGCAAGAATGGGTATCTGTCTCTTATGGTTCTTCGCCAAGCGGTAATCCATTAAGATTTGTCCCTTATCCATTCTTACCTCCCTGTTTTACCCCCCCACGGAGAAAAAGTCCTCATAGATTGCCTTGATAACTTCCGCATCGTAGAGTGCATTGTGTTTTTGACCTTTCGGCAAATCAATTCCTCTGTCTGTAAGGATCTGTTCTCTCGAAATGTCAAAAGCTGCCTTTTCTGAAATATCCAAAATCATTGAAATGTCCTGGCAGAGATCGTGGCAAAACGGATTGATGTAGTCCGGCAGCAACATGGCTCCATCTGCAATCAGTTCGCATAATAAAACCATATCGTAATGGCACACATCAGAGACAAACTGAATATCATCTCCGAAACCATCAAGCCAATTAAGCAATTCTGTTCTCACATCGTCCCTGTTGCCAATCACTCTTGTCGTAAGCTCATCCTCTTCCAGTTCCTTTTCCAGCTCCGTGTTGCCACTCAGGAGCAGATGATCCAGAACATTCTTGGTAATCCAATCATCGCACTGCGTATCATCATAATCGGTCAGTTCCGCATAAAACCTTTCGCCCTCATCAGAAACCAATCCGATACTTACGAGCGTTGTATTCTGATGCAGACCGGTAAACTCTGTGTCAAAAAATATCTTTCTCATTCAGTTCCCTCCGTTTCATCCGGGATCTCCGGCACAGCTTCAAAATTCACTCTCAGATACCGTTCAAACAATGAAGCGCAGACCATTGTGTAGCTGTATACTTCCTTGTCAAGAATCTCATCCTTGATAGAATCTGTAATCTGAGTCATCATAATTGCTGTCGGAGCCGTTGATTTCTCATTCTCAAAGGCTTTCAGCATAATGTTGCCATCATATCCCTTGGCAAATTCCCTCAGCGTCATTGGTTATTCCTCCGATTTCTGTGCCTTTTTAGCTTTCTTGGCAGCTTTCTTTTCCTCTTTTTCAGCCTGTGCCATCTCAGGGATGAACTCACGGAAGATGTTGTTATAATTTCCGTTGTTGCCGGCCCATTTCTTCACGATAGCCATAGCCAGACCGGCTTCCTCGGAATAGGTATCAGCCTTTTTAGGCTTACGGATGGTTATTTCCTTGCCATCAACAACCTTTTTCTTGATTTCCACATTATCCATGCAGTTTACAACCGTCTTTGTGCCGTCAGACCAAAATACGATTGTTGCCGGATTCTGGAACAGGACTTTCTCGATACCGTATGCTCCAATGGGCTTGTCCTCAACCATTGCTTCTACACACAGTTTGTCCCAACGATACGGGCTACCGCATATATGATTGATCTTTCCGGCGTAAGTCGTGCCGTCCTCGCACTCGATAGTTACTTTCTTAAATTTCTTGTCTGCTAAACTTCTATCCATATTGTCCTCCTTAATACCTAACTGGTTAAAAATGTCTCCAAACAATGTTTCTCCCGGAATAGCGCATGATGCTATAACCTGATCTCTTAACAATCCGATTGTGGCATTTTGGCATTTCTGTGAAAAACCATCTATGATACTCGCAACAGGTATATCATCAAAATCCGGCCATGGTTCTCCGAGACAGCGTGCTCTTTCGATGCTCACTCTCCGACACTGTTCTGCCGATGATGCTGCCGTTTCCTGTCTTGCATTTTCCCACCATCGGTTTTCGGTAAATGCCGAGTGTTGCATCACTCTGTCAAATGTTTGTAATGGTGGTATCAGCCGTTCTTTCGGTAATCCAAAGCGTTCAAAACCCTGCATGGCAAACGCTATCGGATCTGGTAAATGTGCCGCTTCTGGCGGTCTCCACGGTTTCTTTTCTTTCTTTTCCATTGGTGTCCTCCTTGTGATTTATTATCAAGGGTGGTATGCCCTTAATCTCATGTTGAAATTGTTCTCGATTTTCGCTACCACGCAGTCCTCTTTCAGTATGCACTTGGCGCATTTTTCGAGATTTCTGTAAGGTTCTCTGCCAAAACATGGGCGAAACAGCTTATTTATGGCAGATTTCTTCATTTTCACTTCAAAAGGTATTTCAAAACCATCTTTCAGATGTGAAATATCCGGCATATCATACTCTTCATCCAGTGTAGGTTCAGATATTTCCTTAATTTCCGCAAGCGGTATGGGATCTCCGAGCCATTCATCCATGATAAAGAGCTGTGGTTTGGTCTCATGCATGGTTCAATCCCCTCCATTTCTCATCCATCTCTCAAAACTTTTCCTACATTTAGGGCATAAATCTATATTTGTTACTCCGTCCAGAAATCCGTCCTTGGCATGGAGGCCATGTATATTCAGCCACTTCTTGTGAAGCATACTTCCGTTCTTCCCATCTATTTCTGCACCGCATCGGTCGCATACATATCGTTCTGTTTTCATGGTTTCTCCTTGTAAAAATCATTTGATGATCTCATAATATTCGCCCTCACACTCTTTCGGAGCCATAGTTCCCCATCCGTCAGCCTTTCTCAGTTCATAATGGGTTCCTCTGTCGATGGCAAAGAGTTCTTCCCCCTTGTCAATGGTCATTTCCATATTCTTCTCAATGTCGTTTACGACAATATCCTGTAAGAAACGTGCTATCATGTCTCTTTCTCCTTTATCACTTCGGCAAACGCCGGATTCTCATGCAGCTTTTCAGTAGGCCATCCCATGTGATGATACAGTTTTTCCATAAATTCAAGGCACTCTGCCTTGTCATATGTCAGTAGGAAACACAGTAATTGTTCTCTGTTATACATCACTGATGGTCCGACTCCCATTTTAATGTAATCATAATCTGGGTAACGTACCTGAAACTCATTCGGTGTTGCTGCCAGTATCTCAAATTTCACTGCCGATCCGTGCGGTTCCCTTATGCAATGCCTGAATGGTATCATGTTCTATCCCTCACTCTCTTTTCCCACCGTTCGTGTTTGCGTGCCATCTGTTCCTCATCTACTGTCAATGAAAGTTCTCCGGCACACTGTACGACATCCGTGTACTCTTCTCTGATATTTGCAATAGCATCTTTCTCTGTTACAGGTGTCGGATTCTCTTTTCGTATGATCCTTGCCATTTTGAGTGCTGCCTTTGCAAGTTCGGTACATTCCTCTGCAAGCTGTTCCAACATTGCAGCTTCGCCAATTTCTTCAATAATTTTCATTATCTCTCCCTCTTTGTGATAACTTTAAGTCTATCCAGTGGATATGTCTCCACTTTGCCATCTTCCAGAACGACAACCGCTTTTGTGCCAAGCAGGCTCGTGATTGTATCTATCCATGTTCCTTTTCTATTCTCACAGTGAGTACAATCTGGTATCTCATTGCACATATCAGCAATATCGTTACAGAATTTGCACTCTGCATAGCTTCTTGTGATTTCTACCGGTCTATCCATTTCGCACATCCTCCGATACGTCAAAATTCTCTAAATGCTCATATTCGACAGTTTCTTGTCTGATTTCAATTTGATTTTCGCTATGCGTTTCTGTTCCCTATCCATCTTTTTGATGCACTTATCCAACTGCCTTGCGTATGGACTGCTATTCGGGTCTGAGCACTCCATAATAAAAGCCTCTCTGTGTGGAGACTGATAAGGGCTTTTGTATCTGTATTTTTCGTATTCTCTTCTCTCTGCCACTATCAGAATCACAATTTTCAATACAAACCACGCTGTATTGAGCAAAACTAACCCTACGATAACCGCAACAACCGTCTTTACCATCTCTCTACCTCCGTCTTTTACACTAAAAATTTCTCAATTCTTATCTCTCCGCATTTCTTACACCCACATCTGCATACATCGTACTTAAAGCCGCTGTAATCATGTGCCGTCCAGAGGACTTCCAACACTTCCCACTCATGCTTGCACAGAAGAAAACACGATACTAAAATCTTGTCGAATAGCCTTTTATACCACGGTTCCTTGTGCCAAGACCTCTTTTTATTTTCCGGGGAATTTTGGGAATTGCTGTTTTCATCGTTCATCCGATTTTACCTCCTATGAGGCGTAAGCCTCCGCCGATTTTTAATTTTTGCCTGTTATTGTTTCTACGAGCAGACGTGACGGCATCCTCATTATGAGGTTATTACACATTTGATTCAGACGATGGTTTTCATCTGCAAGCGTATTTACCATGAGGTACAATCCCTCTTCTCTGGTAAGTTCTCCGCGCTCTATCATCTGCCATACTCGGAATACCGTTGCATTGTTTCTGATATGCGTTTCAGAGATTCCTACGGTGTATGCCTCTGTCATGCAGTCCGGTTGAACTTCCGCAGTGTGTCCTCTTTCCATTTGTCCCATGCGGTCTGTTTCTTCTCTCTGCATACTTCCGCCTCTCTCTGCTTATTCTGTGTTGCTGTTTCTTTGTTCTGTTCCATATTTCTCTCTTTCTATGCCGGTAGGCATCCGCCGATTTTGGATTTTGTGGTTTTGTAAAGTCCTCACTTTCCTTTTGTTATTCGGATGCCGTGTTTATACTTACATTGTAAATTGGGTGGTTTACGGTAATATGGTTATTTGCCATTTTACGATTGGGGTGGTTTTTGGCTTTTTAATTTTTCGGGAACTCAGAGGGGTGAGTTGCCCCGGGAACGATCCGCCACAAACCCCCGCCCCAGGGTATAAGCTGCCGGACCTCTGCGCCCTGGCATCCTACCAACCGCCGCCGGATCTGCCCGAGTTCGTAAAAGTAAAAGAAAACGAACCACAAAACACCGATTTTATAATATTTCTATGTCCTCCGCATCCTCTGCCGGGTCTGTCCCTCCGGTTTCTACTGGTAAACGTTGCACAATGTCCGCCGCTGTCGGTAACTCCTGCGCCTGTTTGCCTACATTCAGATCTATTTTCTGCGCCGACTGGGTGTAACCGTGATTATTATTAAAATCAGTAGCAAACACGATCGGCGGTATTTCTCCATTAAATGCAAGTTGTTTCTTGTATGCGGCTATGTTGTTCTTCAATATTTTTATTGTGTCGGAATACACACCGGGGCGGGTTCTTTCCCAATCGTTTAGAGTATCGCGGGAAATACCGGCAAAGCTGCAGAATCCCTCAACATCAGGAATCAGGCGGACACCTTGCAAAGCTCTTTCTTTAATATAATTTATATAGTTTTCTGCTATCTCTCTAAACTCTTCCACGGTCTCCAACTTCCGGGGTCTCCCTCCTTTCCCCTTTTCCGCTTCCTTGGTTGCCGCTCTGAATCCGTCTAGCATCATTTCACACAATGCCACCGCTTGCGCCGTTTCTATCTCTTCATAATCCCGCCCAGCCTTAAAACGTTTATAGCTCTGTTTTCTAACTCCGTTTTCGTCCCTTGTGGCGGTCTCTCTCTTCTCTGCTGCCATCTCTGCGCCCTCCTTTCCTCTGTGCCCTCTGTGGCGGTCCTGCGTTCTCACATGGGCAAAATAAAAAGGACACCGGGAAAAGCTTTCTTGTGCTTCTCTCTGTGCCCTACGTTCTACTTTTTCGGCTATCCTTATTTATTTATATGTGGATCTGCTCCGCCCTCCGGCGGCTCTGTTATTTCTATCTCTATACCGCAACCAATGGCGGCGGCGTATTTCTCCATATCTTCAAGCGTGAATTTATCGGCGTTTAGTCTCTGGTTTACGTTCTGCCGGGACACGCCCAGACGGTCCGCCACCTCTTGCACCGATACCCCGCGCCGCTTCATCATCACGCGCATCTTTTCGCCAAAACTCAACCGCACCGGCTCCGCCCTCCTTTCTATTCTATACCTCTTTAATATATAAGAATCTGCGCCGCCTGTCAAGTCTGCCGTTTACATGGTAAACAGTGCGCCGGGTTTTTCTTGCACTTTGTAAAGTGTACAATTTACACAACAAACCGCCCTTGTCTTGTTTAGTCGGCTATATATATTTCACAAACCGCAATAATTTGTAAATTTTCCGCTTGACTTTGTAAAGAAAGCGCTTTACAATACAAGCATAAAGAACGAACCGCAACGGACAACAACGAACCGCCGGACGTTCAATAAAGCAAACAAGCAAGGCAGGCGGGGCGCACGGTGTACCCCAAAAGATCAACAGCTTTCAGACCGGACCAAGGGCAGCAGCCCGGACCAAGGCAACAGAAAGCCGGCACTTATTAAGACGAGACCGAACACACGCCCACCGCCTCCGGCTTGTATCTCCTGTGAGGGCTGCCCCTGTGGTAATGAGTGCATATATCAGGCAAAAGGAAAATTGTAAACCTGTGCTAGGGTGTACCAATTCACACCGCACATATAAAAAAGATAATTAAGTTATTGGAAGCATGAAAGCACTTTGAAACTTTCAGAACCGCACGAGATCGGGAAAGCGGTATAAAACCGGCCCGGCATCGAGTGAAAGCAGTTAGCACTCTAACAATGATTAACGCCCCCGACGCTCCCAGGGGAAAGCGGGAACCGCTCCGGAACTATTGAGCCGGGGCGATGGCTGGAACGAGTTGCCTATATACACGCAGCATAAAAGGGAATAGGACAGGCGAACCCCTGCAAGCCGCCGTCTGCAAGTCTGACGCAAACGACTATTGAGCCAAATAAAAAAGGGCGATCCGCTACACCTACCAAGCGACACGGACCGCCGCCACCCCTCCGGGGCTTGTCTCCTATTATAACAGACTTTCCCGGATGGAACAACAGAAAAGAGAGGGAAAGACCATGACAGCAGAAAAAATTATTGAATCTTTGAAATTCACAGCAACAGAGGCAGACGAACAAAAGGATCTTTTTACACCGTCCCACGTTCTCTATAAATGCCGCATTATCAACCCGGCAAATAATCGCCGCTATACTTTTGATTATCAATGCAACCCAAGCGCAACGCATGAGCCGACAAAAGAAGATTGCTTGTATTGTATCTTGTCTGATGCTTCTTGTGTTGAGAGCTGCGCAGATGAGGCGGACTTTTTAACAGAGTTCGGATATATTGACGGCGGAGCGGATCAGATCCGAAAAGGCTTAAAGGCTTTTAAGGCTTGCAAACGCACCGCGGCGGCTATTGATCGCATTTTCACAGAGGACGAAAAAACCGCCCTTAATGAGTATTACGAAAATTACTAATTGACAGAAACGAGGCGCGCGCCCTCCGGGGCGCTCCCTCTCAAAATATAGGAGGCTTATATATATGATTACATTAGCAGAGGCAAAAGCCATTTATAGAACCGGAAAAGGCCACTTTTTCGACCGTGAAACTTTCAAATATTGGGGATCTCGTATAGAATCCGCTTTGTATAAAAACCGCTGTTTTGTTACCAGTGAAAACAATTTTGACGGCAGCCGCAGAGCTTACACCGTGCGCCGTTTCTCTCCTGACTTTCTCCACGTTGAGACGGTCGGAGAGTTCCAGGAACACGCTACAAAATGGGGCGCAAGAGAAGCAACAAAGGAGGTTGTATAGAGTTATGAAAGAATTTATGTATGTTTTCCAGATTTCAAAATTGATCACTTTTGAAGTAAATTTTTACACCCTCGGCACCAACTCCGCGCCGTACTTCTCAACCTCTGCGAATGAGTTCTGCAGAAGTAAGCTAGACTACACCAGAGGCGGGCAGGCTCAGCGGGATCTGCTGCCGAAGTTCTCCCCGGCTCGCCGTTTCTTTGAAAAGTGGGATCATTGCCATTTACACGACTTGGCCCCGGCAGAATATGAGGAAATAGCCGCAGATATTGAGGAATTGAAAACACGATACAATTATATTGAGGACATCCGCGACACTTTCCGCGGTTCCCGCTCCTCTATTCCATTTTATGATATTGTGAAACTCTCCAAGATGGAGCCCAAAAAGAAAGGGGTCGCATAGTATGAAAATTGACATTGAAAGACTTATTGACGCAGTAACCGCAGAAAATGAGGCCTACAACGAATATTGTTATAGCTCTAAAACCTTATGCCGTGGTCCATTTGAGGAAATCACAACCCGAAGAAATCATGTTAATTATGCGCGAGAGGTTCACGACAGGGAACATAACGCCGTTGATACATTGGCGGAGGTTTTCCAAATGGACACAGAGACACGCAACCGGCTTTATATTGCAGCTAGAGCCGTGAACCGATGGCGGAACGCTACGCAGTGGGCGCGGCTTATTCCGGACACCATGCAAGACCAGATCCGCCGGTTTATCTTCGGAGAACCCGAAGCACCTAATAGCACTTGTAAATATTGCGGAGTATGGCAGGCATAGACGGACGGCGGCGGATCATCCGCCCAAGCTCCGCCGGATATATTGAGAGATCGGAGGCTTTAGGATGGCTTATAAATATCTGAACCGCTCCGCAGTATTGGAACATCTGCAAGAGGGGCAAACAGTAAATATTGATGAATATATAGAAAAGCTGCGTTTTTTTAAGAAGTACACCGACAGCCAAGGAACCTATATAACGGATCGCCGCTATATTGAGTATTCAGAAATAGGCTTGCACTATTACAAGTTTGATACATTGATAAAGTTTTTTGAAAATTTCAAGCATGATAACGGCACGAAAAAAGCATTGATAACCTTTAGCAAAAACCATTGTTTACAATGCGAGCCGGTAAGAGATTAAGGAGGTTTATATCATGGGATGGGATTATGCACACGCAACACACTACACCAGAACCGGAGCCATTGACAAAAAGGCAGAAATTGACGAGCTTTACACCTGGCAGAACGACACGAAAAAATATGAGGTTGTCCGCTCTTGCATGGTCGGGGCTACATATTACGCCGCAGTAAAAGCAACCGTATTGAGCACCGGAGAGGTTGAGACATTCGCCGCCGTTGCATTGACGCACACAAACAACCGGGATTATTTCAACTTTGGAGTTAAGACGATGGAGGAAAGCATGGGACCTTGTGAAGATCATTGCCCGGCTTCGATTCTCTCTCTTCTCTCCCCTACTGATTCAGAATATGCCAATAACTGGCGTGAGAGATGCAGAAAGAACATTGAAGCAAAGAAAGATCCGCACGCATTGAAAAATTTACCTGTCGGCGCAGTGATCCGCTTTACTCTCCACACTGGGGAAAGCATCGAACTATTGAAACACGCCGCGGCGTATCAGTTCAAGCGCCCTTTCTGGTTCTGCCAATCATCCGGTCGTTATATGCCAGTAACCAGGATCCCGGAAAATTATGAAGTAGTCACAGCGTAACATATTGAGTTTAGGAGGATAAGAAACCATGAATAATACAGCATTGAGAATTGAGAACGGTATGAGCAGTTTTGAATTACTGCAGGCCAAGGTGTCAAGCCTTGAAGCAACAGAAAAGCGCATGAGCATTGAAGAGGATCGCCGCATGGCTGCCATTGATGCAATGGATCGCACCTATAACAACCCATCCACACCGCGCCGCACACGCTTTGAACTTTCTATTGAGCTTCCTATCCAGCGTGAGGCTTTGAAGAATTACCACAATGAGCGCAGCCGGGTATCTGCCGAGCTTCGAGGACTGAGAACAGCCATTGACCTGATCTTGACCGTTTCCAACTACGGCGGAGAGGTAACACCCGGAAACCGCCGACTGATTGAGGGTATTTTGGCTTAATTCGTTACATTGTAACATAGTGTAACAGATTGTAATATGGAGGTAACGCAAATGAACAACGTAGTAATCAGCTTTAACGAAAGAGAATTGACCTTGTTAAGCGATGCGATCTTAACAATGATCGAGAACGCAGGGCAGGCAAAACGCCTTGTGTGTGATACAAAATCGCAGGACGCTATTGACACCCACATGAAAGAGTTGCAGAGATTAAACAGTAAATTGTGTACTACCGGCATCCGGTAAAGAAAGGATTGAGAACCATGAGAAAGAAAAGCGTATTTATTAACTGTATGGAAGCATTAACCGCAAACAGAAAACACAATGAGGCCCGCGCACTTCTCAATGCAGGACTGAAAGAGTCCGCAGAGAGACAGACCGCCGCCACTGCTCCGGCTTATGAGCTTACAAAGCCTTATATCTTCCCTACTGTTGAGGGCAATATGACTTATCATACCTCATGGGGATCTCATGCAGTAAGGCAAGAGGCTGAGACCATATTGAGTGTATTGAACTCTTTCCGCCTCCACTCCACCCTCACGAAAATCAACCAGGGACCACGCCTTACACAGTATGTTATTGAACCGGCTCCTGGAACTCAGGCACAAGCCATTATGAGACGTGAAAAGGAATTTCAGGCAGCCTTACACTGCAACGCCTCTTTGAGATTTGATAATGGTTATGTATATATTGAGGTTCCGACCGGTACAGAAACCGTGTTCCTGGGCGATATGCTCATTGACAATGAATATCAGTCCTCCGATGGTTTCACAATGGCTATCGGTATGGCGGTTGACGGTTCCAAACATTACATTGATATTGCCAAGGCTTGCCACATTCTTATTTCTGGTATGACCGGATCTGGTAAATCAATCGTGCTGCATAACCTCATCTTGTCCCTGCTGATGAAAAAGAACCCGGCGCAGATGCACTTATATATCATTGATCCGAAAGCAACAGAATTTGAGTATTACAAGAACCTTGCAGCGTGTACGGTAGTTTCAGAAGTAAATGGTGCGGTTGACTTATTGAAGAACCTTTGTATTGAGATGGATCGCCGCTACTCCGTTCTTGCCTCTACCGGCTGCCGTGACATTGACAGTTACAATGCAAAGTTCGCAGACGCTCCTATGAGACGTGACATAATTTTCATTGATGAGTTGTCCGACCTTATGAGTATGGGCGGTAAATCCGTTGAGGGACATATTGTAAGAATTGCACAGAAAGCCCGTGCCTGTGGCATCCACCTTGTAATCGCTACACAGTACCCGGTTGCAAAGGTTGTTACCGGATTGATTAAGGCGAATATGCCTACAAAGATCTGTCTCCGTGTCGGTACTGTCACAAACTCTATGGTTGCATTGGATATGGCGGGCGGCGAAAAACTCATGGGTCACGGCGATATGCTCTTTCTCCCTAACGGTTCTCTTACTCCGGTAAGACTGCAAGGTGGGTTTGCATCTGAGACGGCGATTAACAATGTTGTTGCCAGTTTGATGAAAAATCAGTAAGGATGGATTGATATGGTTACAGTTAAAGTAAATGAGATATTGAACTGGTTTCACAGTGATTACAAGGATGATCTGGTGCAAGTACATACAGTCTGTGGGGATTCCATTGAGGATTGTTTCAAATGTGTGTATGCCCTCCGCCGGAGCGCAAGATATGACAGCGCACGCCGGTATGATTTCCAGGATGCGGACTTAGAAAGCGAATACAATAAGTGGGTGCCGGGCTATGAGACCATTGAAACATATTACGGCAGTGCCACAGTAGATTAAGGGGTGTGATTAGAATGGCAGGAAAGACAACAACAGCTTGTACGCATGAGCAGTATGAGACTATCATAAAAACTTTATATGAGGGCATTGGAGACTGCATACAGCCTAATCCCCGGATTGCTACGATCCTCGTTATTGAGGCGAATGTAGGATTGCGTATTGGAGATACACTCTCCCTCCGGCGTTCCTCTTTTATCAAGACGCCATCCGGTCACGCTTTTAATATTATTGAGCATAAGACCGGAAAGGTTCGCCGTTTCAAGGTTCAGGAACAGGTCTACAACTTCCTCCTTGAATATGCGGACTCTGAGGGCATTGAGGACGATAATCTGATATTCCCTATCGGTGTCCGGGCAGTGCAAAAGCATCTGAAAAAGGTTTGCGACTGGCTCGGTCCTGGGTATGAGGATATATCCACCCATTCGTTCCGTAAATACTTCGGAACAGAGATTTACTACAAGAACGGAAAGGACATTGAACTGGTCCGCCGCCTGTATCAGCACAGTTCCGCCGCCGTTACGGCTCGTTACTTGGGTGTTACGGACGAAAAGATTGAACAGGCATTAGATTCCCACGTTGATATTATTTACCGCCCCAAATGAGGCGCATATATAGTAATGGTTCCTTATAAGATTTGTCTATTTGAGTGTCGTGTAACAGGTTTCTGGCAGTTTTTAATGTGAAAACTGCTGCCGGTATGAGGGTTGATAACGGCATACACCATCCCTTTGTTGGTTGACAGGTTTTCCGGCTTTAATGTGAAACCGGATAAGGATAGTGGGATCTCCTGACATTCGCGTATCTCCGGCGGAGCGCACGATGCCGCTTGATAAGAACGTGTCCAAATAGACAAATGCTATAAGGAACCATTGAAGAAATGGAGGTCTTAGGCATGATTGATATTACGAACTGCAATAAAATCATAGTCGATACCATTGAGAAAACAGAGAAGATCATTGAATGGTATCAGCAAAATAAAGATTGGTTGGATGCCGAAGAGTTCCGCATCCCCATCCCCTCCGCATTGGTTGATCTATCGGAGGAAGATATTAAATTCTATTATGAGCAGGAGGGCGTATTCGTCAGACTGCATCTGTATATGGGTGGCGTGTACGTCTGCAATTATCGGTATAATCCGAAAACTCAGGAAATCGAAAGCATTGTCTTTCCTGCCGGATTAAGCAAAGAGAAACGAAAGGCTGTCCGGATGGTTCTTGCCGCTGACAGAACGCCATACAAGGAGGCATTGAAGTTTCACTCTCTCATGTGCTTTGCAACGCATTACCGTAACTGCATTGAGACCAAGGAACAGAAAGAGAAACGCATTTCTCATAAGCAGCGGAAAAGTCTGCGCCGTTCCGGCGGTGCTACTCCGTTGATAACCACATACCGCATTGATAGCAGACCTATTCTTGCAGACGGTACAAAAAGGCACTACACAAAGCCTACCGAACAGGTAAGTGTGAGGGGATTTTACCGAACTACCAAAACCGGCAAACGTGTATGGGTTCGCCCTTTCACAAAATACAATGGAAATTCTGAAAATAACAAAACATACAAAGTATAGGAGGATCACTATGAGTAATTTGAAAGTTTATGCAAAAACCATCGAAGATGAGGCTTTGAAACAGATTAACACTCTTCTGTCTCAGGATGCCTTTAAGGACTGTAAGGTTCGTATCATGCCGGATGTTCACGCCGGAAAGGGATGCGTCATTGGCTTTACTGCGGATCTCGGAAACAAAGTAATTCCAAACATCGTTGGCGTGGATATTGGATGCGGTATGCTTTGCGTCAGTTTAGGGCATAGGGATTTTAATGATGTTACATTGAATACTTTAGATCGTGTTATCCGCACCTATGTTCCAAGCGGGAAAAATGTGCATGATGGGCGGCAAATGCGTTTTGAAGAATTGAAAGAGCTTTATTGTTGCCGGGAATTAAAAGATACCAAACGTCTCGAACGCTCTATTGGCACTCTCGGCGGTGGCAATCATTTCATTGAGGTTGATGTTGCAGAGGACGGTTATAAGTATCTGATTATCCATACTGGCAGCCGTAATCTTGGGAAACAGGTGGCAGACTACTATCAGAACCTTGCCTATGAGTTGATGTGCGGTAAGGATGATTTGTATGATCGTCAGGAAAAGCTCATTGCCGACTACAAAGCTGCTGGAAGAAAATCTGAGATTGAATCCGCAATCAAGGAGCTGCGCCGAAACTTCCGTGCTGTCACTCCGAAATTACCGAAAGACCTCTGTTATTTAGAGGGTAAGTACCGTGAACAGTATCTCCATGATATGAGGATATGTCAGAAGTTTGCCTACATGAACCGTGTTATGATTGCTCAGATTATATGCAATCACATGGGATGGGGTGTTGATGCAGATATGCCGGACTTCTTTGAGTGCATCCACAATTATATCGACCACGACTCCAACATCGTCCGTAAAGGTGCTATCTCTGCCAAGTACGGAGAAAAGGTTCTTATCCCCATCAATATGCGTGACGGATGTATTCTCGGAACCGGTAAGGGAAATGAGGATTGGAACTGTTCTGCGCCGCACGGAGCCGGACGGCTTATGTCCCGGATGAAAGCAAAGGAAACTCTCAGCATGAGAGACTATTCGCACTCTATGGACGGTATCTACACTACTTCTGTGTCAGAGGAAACCATAGATGAGGCACCGATGGCATACAAGCCTATTGATGAGATTGTGGAATGTATTGGAGAAACCGTTGATATTCTTGCGATTCTGAAACCTATATATAATTTCAAGGCAAGCGAATAATGTGGCATTGATAGACACATTGATGTATAATGGACTAAACATTTATATAGGGAGGATATGTCTATGAAGATGAGATATTTTGCCATACTGTTACTGTCGGCCGTTCTTTTGACTGGTTGTGGTGGCGGTACATCTACCAAAAATGGCACTACTGCGGTCACGACTACGACAGAAAGTAAAGACAAAACAGACCTTGCAGATTTGATGAGCACGCAGGATTATTCCTGTACTGTGGATGATTCTTTTATGTATTACGTTATGTATGTAACAAACAATTCAGATAAGGTTGTGAGTATTGATCTGAATGTGACCGCATTGGATTCTTCTGGCAGCATGGTTGGTTCTTCCAGTGATGGAACAAAAGCGGTTGCTCCAGGGCAAACAGCCGGTATATGGACCACATTTGATGAATGGGATAAGATTGATAGTTTTGATTACGCACTGTCCGTATCTGAGGAAAAAGAATACTCTCCTGTCTATTCTGACTTATCCGTTGACTACAATACTACCGACAGCGGCATTGTTGCATCCGTGACAAACAACGGAACTTCCGCCGCAGATTATGTGTGGATGGATGTGGTGTACCTTAAAGATGGGAAGATGGTTAATTTTAGCGAATTATCTTTTATGGATGATAACCAAGAATTGCAGCCAGGTACAACTCTTTCTCAGGAGGGCACTTGCTACTCTGATTCCGGTTTTGATGATGTAGTGATTGCCATAAATGGCAGGAAATAATTTAAGGCAGAGGGTTTATTCCTCTGCCTTTTCTATGAGTTCCCATGCCTTTTCATCGCCAAATTCTTTCCTTACGGCTTTCCATAATCTGAGGTACTTCTTGGATTCTCTGTCCCTTTCAGTCCTTGCCTTGTCAATCTGGCTTCTGAGGCGGCTTATGTACTGCTCGTCCTCTGTCTGAATCAGCTTATCTGAGTCACGGTACAGTGACCGGATCATACTTTCTTTGAGCATTTCCACCCACGGCGTAGATACCTCTGTACTGCGCCCATTGATTGAACGGCGTGTTTTATATTCCCTATCGGATAAATCCTGTTTCTTGGCTTTCTTGGCGCAGTAATCGCCAATATACACACCAACCCAGTCTGGGATCTCTCCTTTGACCTGATCGTAAAGTTCTCTGGTAAGCACATAATAGTTGTAGTGACCTACGAACGATTTCACTGCCGCACTATGGAAATCTGCCTTTGATACCTTGACCTCATAGCATCGAAAAATGCCCTTTGTGTCGTATGTCATGTAGTCCACACGCTCCTTGCCGCCATATCCTATTGTTACCTCATAGCAGCCAAATGTTCCCATTTTGTATGTGGCTCTTCTGATTGCCTTTTCCAATGCTACGGTTTCTGCGGTTTTCATTTCAGATCCTCGATTGAGAACACCAGACCTACGCAGTAGACCTCTCCATCTTCCCAAATATCAAATCTCTCACAAGGAATTTCTGTCTCATACGTCCAATCTGCCGGAAGTCCGTCTCGGTTCATGCCGTCACACCATCTGGCATCTATCCAGTTTGCACGTTCTTCTCCCTCCTGATCCACACCGTTTCTGTCAAAGTATACTCTTCCTCCATCGAAGCAACCGCCCTCATCATAGATTGCCCCATCAAACTCCATGAGATCATCAGATGCACCGTAAACAATAACCAGACCGCTTTCCTTTGCTTCCTGCTTCACATCGTCAAAACTATCTCCGTATGTTCTCCCATTGAGCTTTTCTGCCAATTCTTTTGCTGTAATCATCGCATATCCTCCTTAATCTGTATATACCACTATTCTCTGTCCCTCCATTCTGTAACCAAAACAGAGGTTTCCACCGTCTGCTATGATTGCACAGTCATGTTCAGACAGATTATTCACGTTTCCGATAATCTCATAATATTTACAGGCATATCCGCTTTCTCCGCTCATAATAACGGTTTTCTTAGAAAGAATCTTATTCCGCTGTTTCTCTGACATACAATCCCATTCATACGGATATATCACAACTGCCTTGTCCTTGATCTTTTCGTACTCCTTGAACCATGTTTTAATCATCGGCTGACTCCTTTCTTGCATATTTGTACCCTGAGAAGTTGGTTCCGACATCAAGAAACATATCCAGAATGATTTTCTCGCTCTCTCCGCAGAAATTTATATGTCCTGTCTTTGTGTGTTTAACTATCAGCTTTTCGCAGTTAAGGCAGCACGCCTTTTCGTTCCGTTCCTCGAACATCTGCAAAGCCGTCTTATTCATTCTGGTTTCCTGCCTTTCTGAAATGATCCGCAATTTTGCAGATTGTAGCATCTCCGACTCCTTTGATTGAGGAAATCTCTTTGAGAAATTTGTTAATATCCGCTCCGCCGGAGGACTTTTTACCCTGATTAAAACCCTCACTTCTGGCTTTCTCCACTCTGTCCTCAACATAATGTACCAACTGCTCATCTGTCATTTTCCGCATCTTTACGGCTTTTTCGTGAATCTTATCCTCGTCCGCAGTTCTGCGGCAACTTCTTTTCTTTGCCATTGTGATCCTCCTATCTCATGTATGTTTCAACAATGCACGCATCGTCCTCCGGTGTCCTTGGGAACTTAAAAATAAATCCGGCTGACATTACATCATCTTCGCATCTTTTAAGGTTTTCATATTCGCAGTAAACATTCGTTGGCCGATTCTTCTCTCCGTCCCATACTCTTGCCACCACTTTTCCCGGAAAGTCTTTCGGGCTGTCATATATCACTACTAGCGGCACTTTTATATCTGAATAGTCCACCAGATTAAGTGTCGGTACTCTCTTATACAACGGCGTGTTCTGTTTTGCTAATTTCTTCTGTTTGTTCACTCCCATACCTCCTGTAATTCCACATGGAATGATTTCAATAGTTCATCGTCCATATTTGACATAAATGTTCTGTACGATATGTCTGGCTTATTTTCCATAAACCACTCTACCGCCTTTTGATTTCTGGCTGTTCTGGTAGATAGATTTCTCCAATTATCCTGATACCGAACCCGTTTCAATTCTCCGTACCATACAAGAAATCGTTCTCTCGTGCCATTCATATCAATCCTCATAGGCACATACGGATCAACAATCTCGTAATCTATCCGCCGGACTGCTGCCGGAACTGCCATAACCCACATTTCTCCTGTGGCAACGGCATCCGGCACTTTATCCGCTATCTGCTCCGGCATGAGGATAGCATCACTCTCTATGTAATACGCATGGATAACAACCGGCACACCGATTCTTGCCATGTTGTACGCCACTGTTCCGCCTTGCGGCATCGCCTGGATTGCACTCAATATGTTAGGTGCTACGCATATCCTCGGAGTGGTGTTATCCTCATCCGGGCAAATCTGTTTCGGAACTCTCGGAACAAATCTCTCTACTTCATCAAATGAAACGTGAACCAATTTACCGTTGCTTCTTTTTCCTCTTTGCTTCATCCTTTTTCCGTTGGCGTTCCTCCCAGTAGGGATGTTCCAACCTTTCCAGTCCAGTGCATCCTATCTGCAGGCACTTATGGACTTTCATTTGCTTCGTTGATAGATACCCTTTATGTGTTTTGCAGTACGCTACCGGCGATTTAAGCATATTCTTATCAATGCTCTGGAATAAATCAGGCATGAATAAGGGCTTTTGGAAACTCTTGAATGAGTTCTTCGCCCCAAATGTCCGTGAGGCTCGGTTTCATAAATACCGGTATGTTGTACTTTCTGCACTGCTCCACAATATTTTCAATCCATTCTCGTCTTGGTATGACTTTATCTTTTCTGCTGCCAGTCTCAGCTCCTACGATTATCCACTCCGGGATGTATGATTTCTCACTCAGCTCTCCGAAGTCTGCCAGTATAGGCTCTACTGACAAAAACGTATGGAACTCATAGTGTCCGTCCTGCCCCATATACTCCGTATCTGGATCTGTGACTGTCGTTCCGTACCACATATTATCTCTGAGTGGTAATTCTCCGTAATGATGCAGCTCAATATATCTTCCTGGATTCTTCGTGAGGAAGAGGTAATTATGCTGCGGAGCTTTCTCACAAGCATTAAACACTTCCCTGATCCATCTATCAGGAACCCACTCTCCAAACACATCCGACATTGATCCGACAAAGATATTTCTCTGCCTCTTTTTGTCTCTGTATTCTCCCATGCGGTATCTGTGGATTGTCGGCACAAATCCATGCGGATAGGCGCATCTGAATTGTTTTCCGGTCTCATCATCAACATAATACGGTTGCTCATTTATCTCATAAATTTCAGAACCATCGTCTCCGAGTTTGTACGTCTCCGGTTCTACCAGATGGCATCCTTTCCGTGATACGAAACGGTTTGCAATGCCTCTGGCATAACAATAAGGGCATTTATGACGGCAGCCGGTAATTGGATTCCATGTGCTGTCAGCCCACTCTATTTTCGTTTTATCCAAGTCTATTCCTCCTACCTGTGTATTTCCCTACATGATTGATATAACCGCAATAACAGCACTTTACCTCGTCCCTAAGACGGCTCTTGTAAATCTGATTTCCACAGCATCCACAGTCAAATTCCTGTGGATTGATTTTCTTTTTCTTCATAAACGCATCACTCCTTTGGAAATAATTTGTCATAAAACCATTCAATATCACGGCGAATCTTGAAATATCTAAATTTGTCCTCTTCGCTCGTGCTTCTTACACTGATATACCCGTGAAAAGCATTTACCTCTTCTACTACCACCGGAAGCTCTGCATATTCCGTCTTTAACATCCACTCACTTCCGAGAGGGTATTTATCGAATTTTGAATAGTCGATCTTTTCGTCCGCATGAAACGGAAGATCGTATTTTCTTTTATCCACAGCCAAATCGTCAATATAGCAAGTGGCATACACTTTTCTTGGATTGTTACCATATTTTTCAACGTTTTCCGGCAGATTATCATTGACCGCGTCGAACTCTAAACCAAATTTTCTGCACCAGTCCACCGCCTCTTTCAGATGTTCTTCCACTCTGCAAGTCCAAAGGATCACTTTTGCTCCCTCTGTTCTGCGTTGAATAAGGTGTTGTATCAGTTTTTTATTCGGTGCTCCAATTCCGGGCCACTCGCTTTCGCAAAGTGTTCCATCGAAATCTACCGCATAAATCGGTACAAAACTACTCATCTCTATTCCTTTCCATCCCTAAATCGAATAGGGATAATTGCGCTTTCTCTCTTTCCAACCTCGCGTTTGAAACCTCATACATCTCAGTGTCTATCTCAAACCCTACAAACCTCACGCCGGTTCTGTGATATGCGATGAGGCTTGACGCAGATCCTACATGGGTGTCAAGCACCACCCCCCCCGATAGCTTAAAAGCACCTACGAGATATTCGTACAATGCTATTGGCTTCTGGGTTGGATGGATGCGCTTCTCTGAATTTGTTCCGCCAGTGTTTGAGTATCTGAACAGTTTTGCCGGGAGATTGTAAGAAGTCCACGCAATCTCCGCTTGTGAAAAGGCATCCCACGGCTGCACCTTATCCCATACAACAAAACACTTTGTTGGTGGCAGATTGAAATAATTTCCGCCCCATATAATCTGATTTTTCGATACGCGAAACAATTCTTTGAAGTATTCCTCCGTTGGCGGTTTGCTATCCCATTCCTTTACCTGTCCACTCCGTTTCAATCTGCTTGCAGTGCTTTCGGATGGATAACCGTTCTTCGTCCGGCTCTTATTGGTTCCCATCGCCATGTTCGGCGCATTGATTCCGTATGGTGGGTCTACGATTGCCACATCAAAGTATTTATCAGGGAAAAGTTTCATGCCAGCCATACAGTCCATGTTGTAGTAACCAAAATCTAATTTATCCACTTAATAATGCTCACTCCCTTATAACCTTTCTGAAACTCATACCACGCATACGCAACTGCACTTCCGCCTCCGGCTTTCATTTCCTCAAACATTCCGTTTTTGGCGCACAGAATACGGCTGCGTGACACATATACATATCTCGGAGGGTATTTCTTAAACAGCTCGCCTCTGGCCTTTCCCTCCAAAAATTGTAATTTAAGGAACATGAACACTTTTCTCCCGTCCGGTATGATTGTTATTGCGTGTTCGATAAACTCTTTCGCATACTTGTATGGAGGATTGGTAAGAATATCGCCATCCCACATTTCTGTTGTCTGCAAGAAGTCTATTCCGCCCTCTCCGTACCCTCTGTCGATAAGATCCGTACTGCGTACCTCATACCCAAGTCCTATGAGGCGTTCTGATAAGTGTCCTTGTCCTGCAGAGCACTCCCAAATCTTATGATTCAGTTCTGCCCCCCCTGTAACAATGCGTCTACTGCGATAGGGTCTGTCGCATAGTAGTCGTTAATCTCTCTTTCTTTCTCTGTGTGGTTGGATGCACCAAGAGTTGTAAAAATACTCTTGCCATTTCCAGTCCAATCTTTTCCCATCTCTGATCTCCTTATAAATATCCAAATCTATAACCATATATGGATTCTAGTTCTCCGCGGCATACCTTACCGACCGAGTTCGGCGGTAGGTTGTACAGTCGTTCCGCCTCCCGGCATGAGAAAAAGATTTCTTCCTCATCGCCTATGCAGATAACCATTCTGTGTTTCCCTGGCTTGTCCTTGCGGTTTCCGCACTGTACGCCCTTGTCCGCCCATCTGAGGTTGTATATGCTGTTATCAAACCTTTCCATGTTATTTATATGGTCTACGGTGTCATACCGCCGTCTGTCTCCCATGAAGAAAGTCTGCATAACAATCTGGTGTCTCTTAAACCGTACTTGGTTTCCGTCCGTATCTGTGAACATACTGGAAATATCGTATTTATCTCCGTATGCCATATTACATAGGATCCCATTCCGTATGAGTCTGCCAAATGATGATATGTAGCACTCCATGTTGAAGTCATGCACACTCTTTACTTCCAAATTCTCATCAAACTTAACAAGCCGTGTGACTTTTCTCCATGTTTCTTCCTTGTCCGGGTACTTCCGGCGGATATACTCAAAAGTTTCTGTTTCTCTCATACTCTCTCAAATGTGTAGATTGAATTTCTGGTTGTTACCTCAATGTATTTTCCTCTATCCTCGGTCTTGAATCCGATAACTGTACTCGTAACAATCATGCCGACATACGGTGTTCCATCCGGCTGAGCCAACCATTCAATCATCATGGCATCTCCGTTTCTTGGAGTGGGTTTCTTGCACATTCTCCCTACTCTGAGAGGGTATCTGCCCTCAATTCTCGGATTGCCTTTTCTGTCTGTAATTGATACAACTCTATAAGTTTCCATAGCAGCCTCCTTAATAAAGATTCCACAAAAACAGTTCTTCGTTTTCTGCCGGATCGCACTTTTCTTTCCATTCCAGTTTTCTCACTACATCCCATGTTTTCATGCAGATATTAGATAAGTCGTACCTGTCGTACACCCTCTTGTCGATAAACAGGCGCATATCCAAGTCCTCATCGTAGAGATTGGAACTCATGTATTTCAGATTACGAATATCCTCATCTGTGGCTTCTGCATGGACTGTTACTGTGATACCATCCAAGTGTTTTAAAATTACCGGATGATCGTCCATTGTCAGACAAGCCGTATAAAGATAGATTTTCTGTCTCTTATTCTGCTTTCTGAGCATTTTAATGACTGTGTAGAGTTGTGCCGGATTTATCATAGGCTCTCCGCCGGTAATCACAACTTCCTCATAGTCCTTTAATGCCGTGATACCGCCAATCACTTTCGCCAATGATGTGTAGTCCAATTTGCTGTTGCAGCACCCCGGGCACTTCCGGTCGCACTTTGATGTGATAATTACTCTCGCTGTCTTTTTCATCTTTCCTCCCTAATCCATGCCGTCATAAAGGCTTTCAGATAATTCAACCTGTTCGTCTGTCAAATCCCTAAGTGCATTGATTATCTTCATCTTTGTTTCTTTGCATGGGAAATATCCGTACTTTGCATATCTCAGCATCCGTTCAAAAGTGCTCATTGGAAATGGAATATCTTTATCAATTACAATCCGTTTAAGATGTAGATGTTCAAAAAACGCATCATCCATCAGGATTTTGTACTCAATGTGTGTTTCCGGTATTCCAATTTCCTCTAAGAAATGCTCATATTCCAGAGTTTCAAACGGAAGTTCTTGTCTTTTCGCTACCGCACCAGTTTCATCCTCTACTTCCTCTTTGTAATATGCGAACTTCGTGATTGTGAAATCGAACTTATTCAGAATTTCTTCCGGTTTTCCAAATATTTTGCAACAAAGTTCAATCACAACACCTGTTTCAATGTGTTTGTATGCCTTTACATTGTCGTTTTCGTAGTGGAAATGATATTTCTCATCTCTTACATCGTCTCCGTCATATCCTGGTGTCTGACTGTCAAAATACTGTACCGCATCATCAAAATCGCTTTCATTCTCAAAGAAAATATCAAGGTCCTTTACCTTTTCTTTATTGAATATGTTTTTGAAACATCCTCCACATATAAATCCTTTGTGACCGGTCATGTATTCATCAAGCCAATTTAACATCCAGAAGTTTTCTCTATCTCTCTTTATTAGAGCCATGCTTCCTCCTATCTCCGTGCCATTGCATCCTCGTATAACCGCTTATACACGTCCCTCTCAGCAGTTATCTTTGCAATTTCCAACTGTGTCTCAATGTCCGGCATCTCCACCTTTTTTGCGATAGGTTCGGTTTCTTTCTCGTCTGGCTTCATTGCTTCATTTGCAGCTTCCGCCCACTTCTTTACCAGATCATTCGATTTGATGTTAATTCCAATGCCGATACTTACTGCCAACGCTGCATCAATCTTTTTCATTTCCGCCATAGAACACTGCCCTATGTAATCTCCAACCTTATCCTTGTTTACCGTATCAATCTGCTCACAAAGCACGGTGGACGGATATTTTGAACTGTTGATTTTAACGTGTGTCGGCAACGGTTTCTTTTCCTGAGTGGTAAGGTAAACCACTTCCAATATGGGGCCTGCATTGTTGCCAATATCATTGCTTATGATTACCGCAGGTCTACCCCCCCCCTGTACATTTCCGCTATATTCACTCTCGTTGCGGATATAGAAGATTTTCCCCTCTATAAAATTCTTTGTTCATAGTGTCCTCCTATCCCATTCGCGGATTGTAGTCCTCGAACCGTTTTATGGTTTTGAAAATTTTTCTGTTATTCACATACCTTTGAAGTAATCTAACGGTGTCTCCACCCTTTGTGTGTTGTTTGTCATATACCATTACATACGGGTCGTAATCCATATCTCTTAGGGTATATATCCGTTCCAAATCCTGCTCGATTGTTGTGTCGAAATTCGTCAGAACGAACACGCTTGTTTTTCTGGCTTTCCATCCGGTTATGTCCTTGAACATTTTGAACTTTGGTACAATAAGTTCTTTATCTTCGTACCGGTCCCATGCAAAATGAACGCTGTCAACTCTTAACTGTCTTATCATTTCCGCTTTTTCATCTGTCATAATACGAATGTCTATACCTTGATTGATGTTTACCTTTGCTTTGCTATCAATGAGCTGCTGCAATAAATCTTTCCAATCTTTGCAAGCTATGAGGTTCGGATCGCACAGCACTATATTTTTCTGTCCTCTCCAAAATTCCGACAAATCTGCAACTTTACGGGAACATCTTCCCTCTTTTGCTTCAACGTGGCAGAAATTACAGCCTCTTGGACAACCTCTTGTAAGAAATCCGTATGCCGTATCTTTGCATAATTCAGGGTAAAGATCGTAGTCTGGGTAAATGTGTTCCACCTCTTCCGGTAGTGTGTGATCTCTTTCTTTGTGGTAAATCTCTCTCCCGTCTACTGTTTCTATGCAATACCCAGAACCGCCGCGTATAACCTCATCTGCATCTACAAAATGTTCGTAATCCGGTGTGAAACTGAATACCTTTGACATATACACACGATCCATGTGTCCCGAAAATAATGGGCTGTACCACTCAACGGAATCGCCTATACTTTTATGCCATGCCGATAGTTTCATAAGAGGTATGTTTGGAAAATTGTGTCCGTCTACGTCAATCAGTCCTATCCTCATAGACCTCATCCTCCTGCGGCATCTCAAACACTCCTAGCGGTTGATCTGCCACATATTCACATACTAAGTCTCTGGGGTTTTCATCCTGTCCTCTTTCAAACAGCAAATTCATGGTGCAGCAATCCATAAGCATTGAAATCGCCATTCTGCATTTTTCTTTCGTGGAGTATCTGCCAATCACTACTCTGCTTTCTCCTACGAGGGCAGCAACTTTGTACCGCCCATCATATTTGCTGTCCGTGCTGTATTCTGTTACCTTGTCGTTGTTCAGAACTACCGCTCCATCCTGAGACTTAACAAACATCACGTTTTGCCTCTCTTTCCTTAATTCGCCCCATCTGTCGATTGATTTTGAAATCAATTCGATCCTCTACCTCTGCTACGCAGTTAAAAATAATTTCCAACTGTGAGAGCATAATCTGCACATCTGCAATTTCATCTATCACTGCTTCTCTCGTTTCCGCTGTTTTCTCATCGCTACGGCGGAATTTCAGAATGGCTTTGACGAGTTCCGAACACTCTTCAATAGCCATATCCTCCTGTGCATCGTTTCCATATGTTTCTACGATGGTGTTGAGGTTTCTCATCTGCTCCTGCGTCAATGTCTTTCCCTCCTACTTCAAAATTGTTGCGATCACGATGATTACAATAAGAATTGCCGTAAGTCCAACCCCAATCCAGATAGGGAGAAGAACTAACCACCAAGACCATGTGATTACTTTGCATAATTTCAGAGTGATTAAGATAAGCTGTAACACTCCGAAAAATCCGATACCGCCTGATGCTTTTCCACTGTTTCCATTACTGCTGTTGCTCATAAAACTGTCCTCCTGTTTACATATAAGTTGCTTCTTTGAATACGAATGTGTCCTCAGAGTCTACTTTTTCCGATAACTCTCTCAGGCGCAGATCGTTGGAGCTGTAAATCTTTTTCTTTTTCATATCAGCCACAAAAAACTCCTGCCCTGCCTGAATGTACTCTCCGACTTTGCTCTTCCGGCAAATCTCGTAGGAAGCATACTCAGTCTCTTTATCGTCTGTCTGTTTTTCCTTTGCGGTTTTTCCTAACATACCGATTTTTCTCCTTTCTTTCACATTTTCGTTTGTCTGACTAAACATTTTCTACAAAAAAATTTAATGCAATCCGTCAGACCATCTATACAGAATAACGGCGGTATCTTCGTTAGGATAAGAAACTCCCAAGAATTTGCCATTAACTGTTTCGCAAGCCTCTGTTACTCTATCCACGAATTTATTGAAGTCCTCTTTCACTGTCACATAATCGTGAAATCCCATTGTTCCCTCGTCTCTTTCGTGGCTTTCTCTCATTACTACCATCTGTTTTAATTTCTGCATATTGCCTCCTATTTCTTTACCTTGCAGTCTCTATATGCATCCTCTTTTCCGATGAATAACTGCCCTAAAATTGCAACCAGAACATTTACCACGATACTGTTTCCGGCCTGCTTATAAAGTTGTGTGTTACTATTTACTTTCTCCGCCTTATGGAAATCTGCATCTGAGAAATCCATCAGCCGCCAGCACTCTTTTGGAGTGAGCTTTCTTATGCGGTACTCTGTGCAAACCTTTGAGTTCGCATCTCCATGCGTTCCGGCGGTCAACGTTGGAGAATTGCCATTATCAGAATAAACAGATCCGCATTGACTTCCCTCGTTGGAAATCTGCCCTACTTTTGCCATTTCTGTACTCCTTTCCGCGATATTGTCACTATGCTGCATACCGTCCTGCCCCCCCGAACAATTTT